TTATTTCACTAAACATAATTCCCGCTCTACCTCGCGACGATTCTTTAACCCTTTCCACGACTGACCATCAGCATATATCCAGCGGCGTAACTCATCGCAAGCGCCTTTGATGTCGCCAGTATTGAGCTTTTTAAGCAACGTAGATTGGATAAAAGCATGCTGCCCGACGTTATAGGTGAACGAGTACAGAGCCGCTTTCTGGTATTGGCTTAGTGGGATTTTCACAGCTGCATCAACAATGCGTTGTACCGGCGTCAGATCTTGTTGCAATAAAGCATCGCATTCCGCATCAGAATATTTTTTACTGGGGATGATATCTTTACCGGTGTGGCCATCGCATACAGTGAGGACATTGACGACATCGTAGTAAGCCACATACTTGCGGCCCTCTAATCCATCTTCACCACCTAGTAATACACCAGCAATAGCCAGTGCTCCGAAAGCAGAAACACCCATTAACTTACTGCGAAGAGTTGGAGACATTTTATTTCTTCCGTAATTGAAATTCTTTTCGCTTATAGTGCCAATTCACAATAAAGGTTCCCGTCGTGCAGACAATACCGACTACCATGGCCCATTCGTTTAGAGATAACGCACCAATCGTTGTTGTTAACCCGCCGAACCACAAGGATATCGCGCTGGAATATTTATCCATCTTCATTGTCTCCCCCTGCCAGTTGGCCTGGGCATATATTTGCTGCTTTTGGAAAATAGCTCGCCGCCGTGCCCCATCCAGACGCAGAGATTATTTGAGGATAATTGATGCTGGCGATGAACTATAAAAAACCACACAAATAGCGAGGCCTAATAATTTAAATTATTATGTAAAAATACCGTCTCTTTCGGTGATAATAAGCCAACAACATAGACAAAAGGAAAATTGCTCGATGAATACCGGTTTTATTCTGCTCTGTATTTATGTAGTTGGCGTTATTATTTCTACTTTCATTATTTTCCCGCTGACACGTGACCAGAGCTTAGTAGTAAGGTGCTTGTCATCACTTTTAATTGGTATAACCTGGCCCTTAAGCCTGCCCGTTGCCCTGCTGCTCTCGATGTTCTAATTAATACGCGTTAGGAGCTGAGCCCAAAAGTATCGGGCCTCATCAATGCTTGGGATAAAATGAAAAAACCCCGCCTGAGCGAGGTTTATTTGACTGTATGAGTGCAACTGCACAACCAACTGTTATCAGACTAATGCACTTTTTGCGGCCGCACCAACACTTTTATCATAAAAAATTAATTTTGTATTTCGGCGTCCATCTCAAGGCGAATATCCATCATGGCAAGGCAACCATCAACAAAGCCCTCAGCCATTTGTAGATTTATTCTTATTGCTCTTTCGTCTTTCTTTTGTTGCCTTGCAATAGCACGTTTAGATTGATTATAGACATAATGCCGAATGACCAATTCCCACTCGTCATACCGATGACGTTTTAAACGAGAAACACATCCATCAACGGCTAATCCATCATCATCACAACATGAAGGTCGTGATGAGGTGGTGTATGGGAGTAAACCTTTAAACCCTGCGGCAATAGAGGAATAGTCAATACCTGAATTATCTTTAGCCCATACACCCCAGCGTTCAAGAACAAGTTGAATATTACGCCTTGGTTTTTTCTGCCCTGAAGGCAAGTTTTTCGATATTCGCATCATAACTCTTCTTCCTTCCGTGAAATATACTGTGTGTGCATAACGCCCCGTCCTAATTAGGGTCGATGGTGGCGCTATTAATTAAATGGGGGGAGTTTATGGAAAATATGGCATTTCCAGGCCCCTGCCCATTTGGAGGTTTAATTGCACAGCGCGGCAATACATCACAGTATTTGAGGCAAGTTATAGGGGCTGCTTGCTTATCTGCCCACAAGCCGCTATGACGAATATATTTTGTTAAATAGTTGACGTAGCTGCATCTCAACTTGATTTTATAATGCAGATACTCCCTGACTTCGAGCATGGCCGGTGTCAGTATGTTATTGTCAGATTTGATAAATGATAGTTGTGTCATCTTGCCCCCTTGAGTGATGACACAACAACTGCTTAGGTTGTCAGTTGTTCAGGCCGACAGAGCTATTATTCCGTTAAACATCGGGCATTGAAATTGTATACCCGGCTATTTCTGCCAATTCGATTAATACCGGTAAGGTCGCGACAAACTGATTATCTCTTAAGTGTTCCACACTCACTATCTCACCATGTTCGCAACGGAGTAAAACTGTACCATCCGAAGGCAGAAGCTTAATCAAGTTTTCTATAGGAATCATTAGGTAACATCCTTATATTATTAACCCCCTACAGGGGACCCGATTAAACTCGATTTCCCTTCTAACTAAATTAATTAAAGCCACATATTAGAAATAGCTGACATAACCCCATGAAAGAGGAAATATCAGCTGCTCTCATTTTATTAAGTGTCTTTTTCCCAAGGGCATAGCTCGGTTAACGCGGTTTCCAGCGTGGAGATATCGTCAGAGCTGAGCAATGGGATCAGCTTTTCAATTTCATCATCTGGTCGTTTATAAATCCGTAGATTTACGATCCTCGTAATGACATCTTCAGAGAAACGGTATTTTATGACCCGAGCCGGGTTGCCACCGACGACGGCATACGCAGGAATATCTTTTGTGACAATACTCCCCGCAGCAATAACAGCGCCCTCTCCGACCGTAATACCAGGCATAACCATACAGCGCATTCCAAGCCAGCACCCATCATTCAGTACGGTATTCCCTCTGGGCTGATAAGATTTTTTCACCATACTCATAAAGGGATAAAGGCTAATAAAATCAATGGAGTGATTATGATTCCCACCCATTAATATTACAGCTTCCGCACCAATACAGACATAATCACCAATAATAAGTTGGTCAATATGCCCAAGCGGCTCCCATTGCTGGCTGACGTTGTCGCCGTGGAGATAACGAACAACCGAATGTTCAAACCCATCATCCCAACAGTCACTGTAGTAACTATGTTGGCCTCTGATCAAAATATTCGGGTTCTTGACGGAAAGATGCAGATACTCGACTTGTGACCAGTGTTTATTTTTCATGACTTTTTCCTTTTCGATAAAAGAAAGCCACGGAACGTGTTGATTTCGTGGCAGTGATTATACGTTCAGATAACCACTGCTTTTAGCTATTCGAGGATGGAACATCAGCGGACAACGGAAATAATTTATATTCATAAAAACCACCTTTTGGCTTATTTTAAGTAGATTTTCTCATATGTTCAATTGTGATTTTTTATAACTAACCTTTTAGCACTAGAGTTGCCTACCGCTACGTAATGGGTATTTTTGATCCCAGCCCAGTTTGGGCTGAAGATGGGCATTTTTGTCTGGGTAGCTTCAACCTCCACGTTAAACAGCAACCAGATTAAATCATAGGGTTATATCAAAGCACAACTAAAGAGTTATTTATATAATTAAACCTTTGGTTTATAATCTTGATATGAAAGAAGAAAAAAGCTCACTGGAACCGCCTATTGCGGCTCGACTTTATCACTTAATGAATAAAACCGGCGTGAATAAGTCGGGGCTTGCTCGTATCTGTGGAATAACTCCTCAAGCAGCTGGCCGCTGGTTCACGAAAGGAAAGATAAGCAAAGATTCGGCATTAAAATTATCTGAAGCCTTTGGTGTTTCCCTTTCCTGGTTGCTAAGTGATGTAACAGATAACCCAGAGCTCCCCACCGTCTCAGAAGTCGTTTTAAGTGAAAGACAAAGGGAATTGCTGAATTTGTTTGACCGACTACCTGAAAGTGATAAAGACGATTATATTGAAGCACTTAGGACCAAAGTTGAGAACTACGACCGGTTATTCAATGAGCTATTGAAATCCAGAAATATCAAAGAATTATCCTTAAAGTAGAAACAATAGACAAAATAAATCACCAATGAAACCAGCTCTTGCTGGTTTTTTCGTCTAAATTTCAAAATATTAACCCTGTGATTGATAATGAAGTAAAACTAATGATTGATATCAATATAACCCTATGATTTAATCCACTCATCAACGGCACAGCAGCCGCTTAGGTGAGCAAGTTCTGACAATCTGAAAGCAGATAAATCGTGAGTGAAGCATAATTTTTGGAATAAGAATGGAATATAAAAAGATAGACTAAATAACAACTCCATCAATATAATCAACTCACTCATACACCAATTTATATAAGGAGGATTGCCATGTTGACCCGTGAAATGTTTTTAGTTTCGCTCGTCCTTAGCGATCGTCATTGCTCAAGTATTACTGGTATCGTGCTGCGATAACCTGCTTGAGCGAAGCTAACTAAACAATCTGAGAACTTCCCTCCGGCTTACCGGTTATCGTCAGTAATTTTTGACGATAGGCACTTTTATGCCTGAAATCTGGATAAGCATCATGAGTACATTACTTTCTGCACAATCTGTCAGCTACGACAACACCTTCGGTCCGTTACTGGCTGAGATTTCTTTTAGCCTGAAAAAAGGCGACCGCATCGGCCTGATTGGGCATAACGGCTGTGGCAAAAGTACCCTTCTGAATATCCTCAGCGGTGCACTATCTATGACCTCTGGCACCATCACAACAGCAAATCAATGCTTGATAGCCACGGTAGAACAACATCTGCCCTGCGCATTAAACGAAGCTACGTTGATAGATGCGGTACTCAATCATCTTCCGGGTAGCCTGCACCAACCGGAACGCTGGCAAGCTGAAGTCCTACTCGCCACACTGGGTTTTGATGAAAACGTATGGTCACTGACTGCCGCAACTCTGAGCGGCGGGCAACATACGCGCCTGCTGCTAGCGCGAGCTTTGATCCGCCAGCCGGATTTACTGCTGCTGGATGAGCCCAGTAACCACCTGGATTTACCAACTCTGCTATGGCTTGAACAGTTTCTACAAAATTGGGGAGGCAGCTTTGTACTGGTATCGCACGACCGCAGCCTGCTCGACCGCGTGACCAACTGCACCTGGATCTTGCGCGATAAAACCCTGCAATTTATTCGTCTACCCTGCTCACAAGCCAGGCTGGCGTTAGAAGAAAAGGATAGCGCCGATGCTCATCGCCATCATGCAGAACAAAAGGAGATCGACCGCGTAGCGAAAAGTGCCAAACGGTTGGCTATCTGGGGCAGCGTGTATGACAACGAAAAGCTGGCTCGTAAAGCCAAGCAGATGGAGAAACAAGTTGATCGAATGAAGGAAGATCAAACTCTATTAACGGCCGGCAATCAATGGCAATTGCGGCTCAATGGTGAAGCATTGCCTGCTGATCGTGTGCTGGCACTATCTGATTTGCAGGTGCGTCCTGCGCCGGATGCACCTGTTTTATTCGAACTGGATGAAGTTAGAGTAAAAAGTGGCGATCGCATCGCGCTAGTTGGCCGCAATGGCTGCGGTAAGTCATCGTTATTACATAGCTTATGGCAAGAATTTAACCAGCCAGAAACCTCCGATGCGGGTATAGTTTTTCATCCAAAAGTCCGTATGGGATATTACGATCAAAGCCTACATCAATTACACGATGACGATTCAATCAGCGACGCGCTGACGTCTTTTGCATCATTGACGGAAGACCAGCGAAAAATGGCGCTGATTGGTGCGGGCTTCCCTTACCTGCGGCATCAACAAAAGGTAAGTACCCTAAGCGGTGGTGAACGTTCACGGCTGCTGTTTATCGGCTTAACACTGGCAAACTATTCGTTACTGCTACTGGATGAGCCGACCAACCACCTCGATATAGAAGGTAAAGAGGAACTGGCGGAAACACTAAAAACGTTCAAAGGTGCAGTATTATTGGTGTCACATGACCGCATGCTAATTGAGCAAAGTTGTAATCGCTTCTGGTTGATCCACCAACAACGGCTTGAGGAGTGGCACGACCTGGCTCCGGTTTACAACATTCTGGCCGATAAACCAGTAATAGCGCCGAGTTCAAGTTCAGCCATTGCTACAGCTGCTATTACCACCCTCATGAAAAGTGAGGAAGATTATTTGCTGACAGCCTTGCTGGATCTGGAGGCCAAACTGGCCGAGGATTTGGCGCGGAAACCTAAACACCAAAAAATCACATTACAACGTGAGTGGCAGCAACAAATCGACGAGCTTAATAGTCTGCTAGGTTTAAGAGAGTGAGGACTAACGGATTCAAAAGTTTTTAACTCAAAGATCCGCTGGGTGTATGACCAATAAGCCCCATCAGTTTCTGATGGGGCTTATTCCATGCTTTCAGGTTGCTGGCTCCCACAAAAATCAGTACCAGTAAACATAAATCGCCAACTAGACAGTATAACTCTCGCCATAATTTCAAACTATTTTCAGAGCCTCGCTCGCTATAATCCTAGGGTATTACCTGTGACAACATTCACCGTTATCTATCTGGATTCCCATAGAAATGAGTGGGTAAAAATTTCGCCGGTTGAACCTGGCTAAAATAATCAATGTAGAAACCATGGCCGGACATCGATTATTTATTTTTTTATCAGAGATAAGAAAAATATTTACTCCACGAGACGGCTAAATACAGAGCTTTCTTGTAGAAAATCTATTGAGCAATAGATATGCAGTGGCACTGCTTTAGTTAACACCATAAGGAAATGGATGCTAGGGAAAAAGACAAACTGGAAAAAATGGTATTTTCCGGCGATGTTGTCATGCTTAGCGACATTCATGGCCCTGCCAAGCTATTTTACATTGATGAAAACGGTAAACTGATTTGCACAGATCCACTTGGTTTTCGTTTTGATGGTGCGAAAAAGATTATCGCTGAATTTAATAGCTCGGTGAGTAGAAAGGATTATAGTCACTCTGAAGAAAAACCACGACCAACACAGGTTCAGCGTTTGGTACGTGCTTCTGTACCTGATTTGCCAGCACAGCAAGCCTTCCGTACTATTAACACCAAGGCTGCCGGAGGCGTTTACAACGGAAATGTTGAAGGTTATACGAAAACAGCCCAAGATTTAGGCGGTTAAGCAAGCTAAAGCAAAAGTGTTAGCTGACGGTACTAGAGAAACGTTCCCTAATGGAAATATGGCGGATGCTCATGCCGAAATAGGTGCTCTTCAACAAGCACATGAAGCTGGGGTCTCGAAGGGAGCCGATATAAACATGGTTGTGAGCGGTAAAGATGTCTGTGGTTACTGTAGAGGCGATATTGCTGCAGCCGCAAATGCCGCTGAAGTAAACTCGCTCACTATACATGCTGTCGATAAATATGGTGACCCAGTAAAATACACATGGGAAACAGGAATGAAATTTATCAAGGTGGCTAAATGAATAAAGATATGGTGTTAGGCGGTTATTTCTTTAGCCCTTCTGGTGATAGGGAACAGTTAAAACCTTTAAAGAACCCTTCTGAGGATGACTTACTCCAAGTCCTTGAACTTTTCCGTGATAACGTTGGTGTGTTGGGTATGAAAAATAACGCTTGTGACGATATCGGTCCTGAAGAGTTATCTTTATACACTGAATCTGGACGCTATATGTTGTTGCTAGGTGAAAATGATTGTGATGGTGAATATAACGTCAGGACGTTGCACAACCTAAACTCACCAGGTGGCTTGCAGCTTATGCACGGTGAACCTTATGGAGCATCAACTATAGTTGATGCTTTTGATCCGGTGATCACTGCTTTTCGAGAGTATCTAGCTACTGGTAATGTATCGACAGACCTCCTTTATTAATATTGCTTAAGTCATCAAAATGGCGATCCAACCCAGCGCCATTGCTAGGTTTTCGTGCTTGATCCCGACATCGTAATTACTCCAATAACGCGTCAAAACTCATGCTTTATTAACGCGTCAAGGATATCCGAATTGGTAGTTTTGAGATTTATTAACGCCAATAAATTTGATGAAAACATCATGCTGCAGATGATTATATTTTTTGAGATAACTTAGATAATTAATTGACAAGCCATATAACCTTATATTTAACAAAGTATTATTTATTCAAATTATTGGGATATAACAACATTCATAAGAAAACCGCATTATTAGACAAGGGATAAAAAACATTGACACCCTCATGAAATATCCGTTGACCAATCAGCTCTGTCTTTAGAGCTACCATGGTTTTTATAACACCGAAACTTTCCCCTACGGCGTGGAGTTCTGTATTCATTCCCTCTTCGGGAAAATTCTCAATTAAGATATCCTCGCCACTTTTATTTTGAAATCTCTCGCTCATAAAATATTCATATCAATAGCATTCCCTTCGGCATGTCTGATTCTTAATGATGGCGCTACGTTAAGCCCTCTCATACCGTACACTTTTACCATATTCTGTGTAGCTTTAATGCTTTTCACAGTGTCCATACTGCCATCGATCTTTTAATGCGCCCATTGGATGCAAACACCCGTTTCAACCCGTACATATTCAGGCTTGGCAAGGTTTTTTGATATTTTACAAGACCAATGCATCAAATAAACCCTCTCTGGGGGATTAATGTTGCAAATATAATTACTGCCGCGCAAATCTTATTAATTTAGATATAAAATTATCAATGCTTATTTTAAATGACGGACTTAATAATGAATTCCCTTTAGAAGTATTATTATCTATATACCAATGATAATACTCAACGTCATTGAACCATCTATTTTAACATTCTCTGTAATGGGGCCTTTCATATCAGCAACACTGCCAAGTCTCGGCATGACTTCAATATCAGCACTGAATACTTTTCCTGGTGCTTTTGTTGCATTAGCATGGACCCAGCTCAGCCCATTCAGTGGCCCAATGCTTAATGATAAAATAGCCGCAGCGGCTTCTTCCTGTTTACGGAAATATTTTGCAGTACCATCAACCTTTGCATTTGAAAAATAAACGCCGTAATCACCTATTTTTCCGGCGCCATTAACAAAACCTAATCCATAGCGACCTCCGGACGTGCTACTGCCAGCACGGTTATCGCTACCGGTCACGCTAACGTAGGTTTCAGCATCACAAATTACTGACCAGTTTTTGGTTATTGAAGGCAATACGGTGAGTGCCGAAGGTTTAACAGTATGCCCTGCAATTTCACCGACGTTATAGACTCCGCCGTCTGGAGCCATGACAATACAACCAGGGGGGCTCACCTGACCTTTGACTGTTAATTCTGCTGTTGGTGCTTTTGCGTTTGCTGCATTGAAGCCAAAAATCAAATAAGACAGTGCTGTTAGTGCTATCAGTTGCTTTTTCATGTTTATAGTCTGAGGTTATTCTAATTGCATTAGAAAATGTCAACACAATTGAGGTTATCAAAGTAATAATTTTATCAAAATTTGATATTGATCAACATTTTTCCTTATTGAGGTGATTAAACAATAAACAAAAAGGGGCGTATATCAGAATGGAAGCTGACTTATTGTAAGATATTTCTTATGCGAGATATTTTATTGTTATTTTTACAACAATAAATACGGCTCTGTTGCAGTAATCCGTCGTCAGGCAATATGTTATTTTTTACGATGTTTTCTGCGTATACCACTGAAAATACAGCACTGTTCATTGATATGGTCGCGCAATGTATTTGGCTTGAACCTACACAATTTGGAGGAGATGATGGCAGAGTACGGTATTATCATTGACCTTTCCCCGCTTTACCATTGAGTCACGGAGTGCCCCTGCGTCCATAGCCATTTACGTTCAAAATATAGATTGACTCTTTTCACTGTCTGGCGCACCAGTTAGCTTTTCATGGCCATCAACCTGTCGATATGTTCACATTTCTGGCGGTAATACATAGATAAAGAACGTTGCATTAGATTAGTTAGGCGTCATTTTGCAAACGATGAAGCCGCTAAGTACTTCTTTCAAAATTTCATGAGATCAGAAGTTTAGCCGGACGATTGTATGAAAAGGAAAAAGGTAAGGAATTTGCGATGAAACTACTGGGGCATAAATCGGAGAAGATGACGAACAAGTATCTTGATACGAGAGGGAAAGAATACGTGATGCTATAAAAGACCGAATATCAGATTTCGATAAAATTTCGATAAATTTCGATAAACCACAAAATTCACCTTTAAAATCAATTGGTTAAAAATAGACCGAATACGATTCCTCTTTCAGATTAAAATAAATAATTTATATTTGAATCAATTAGTTACGCATTAAAACCCCGATAAAACACATTGATTAACCTTCCAACTCCATCCTTTAAATTCATATAGTTATCAATTTATTCGGAACCATTCGTAAAAATTTCGTAAGCTAAGCATATGGTGACCGGTCACATATTTAACCGTAGCTAACTAGCTTATAAGCAAGTTTCATGGAATGAACTACTTGTTCATGCATTTTACTATTTAAAGAAAAAAATTAACCAAAATGGTTTACTTAATAATATTTCCCGTCTATATTAATGATAATTAAAATCCTAACCCTCCCGAACCACATACTGAGGAAACAAACATGGCACTCACTGAATTCGGCAAAGCCGTAAGGATAGCGAGGATTGAAACAGGACATACGTTACTAACCATGGCTGAAGAGTTAGGGGCATCATCTGCGTTCTTGAGCGGACTAGAAACCGGCAGTAAAAAAATTCCAAGAAAATGGGTGAAAAACATCCAGAATTTCTTTGAAGCGAAAGGTTATGAAATTAGTAATCTACAAGAATTAGCTGACGTCTCCAATGAATCAGTTCCATTAGATGGTCTATCCCAGCAGCAGAAAATGCTTGTTGCTGGATTTGCCAAGTCCCCGTGGACACCTCAACAGTTGAAGAAATTTGCTGAGCTTTTAGAAAAAATGAACCGATAAGGGATACCATGGATCAAAGTGCTACATATCAAATGAGGGGAAACAGGGTATCTCCTATGAAAGTAGATGAAATTACGAATAAAGCCATTAACTTCTGCAACGAATTTGGGTTAACACCGAGGCGTAAAAAGAAGAAGCGCTATGATGATGTCTTTGAAATGCTTGCCTACTATGGCATTACACTCGATGTCATGGAGGATAGAGCATGGGAGAAGATTACTCTCGATTTAACCATAGGTCACTGTGATCCCAGCACCTTAACTATAACAGTCCCCAAGCGAATTTATGAGATGGCCAGCATGGGTGAAAGAAGTGCGCTATCAATAATGATGCATGAATTAGGACATTTGTTATTAGGCCACAAGCCAGTACTTCATTTTTCCAATACTCACCCTCTCCAAATAGAAGATGCAGAATGGCAAGCGGACACTTTTGCGGAGGTTGTCTTGGAAAGAATGGGCTATTCTATGGCACAATTAACGTTTGATTTTTATATGTAAAAGCCCTGCGCTAACAGGGCTTTCGGGCGGAAAGTGCGCTAACACATTCCGGTAACTATGGAGATAACCCCATCGCTACACCTATATATTTACAAACTTAGGATAGCGGTTCTCCTGGCAAAACGCAATCTGTATGGGTTTACAGGCTGTGTATAACAACAGGAATCACATCATGGCGACTGGAACTTGTCGTAAATGTGGTAATACTTGCGAAATCATTTTTCGCTACTCAACTTGTGTTGATGGCGTTGTGAGAATCGCAAAAAAAGGGCGCCCTTTCCCTATCCCTCTTTGCAACTGCTCTGAAAAGAAAGTTGCTTAATCAGTAGTAATAAATGTCAAACCCAGAGATTAATGGGTTTGGCATTTCTATTGTTCCAGCAACTTTATTGCCAACTCCATTGCTGCTTTCATCTGCACTGGCCTTTCATGCTTACTCGTCAAAGCCGTTCTGAGTGCGTCAGCTACCACTACCCTCTTTGTTTCGTGATTTGCCTCTGCCAGAACAAGTACAGCATCCCCTATCACTCTGCACATTTCATTATATAAAGCATCTGATTCTTCTGTGTACATTGCTGCCTCCATATGAATTTTAGACAACTTAGCATGGAAATAACGTGGATTAATAGGCCGGGCAATTAAGCCCGGTTTTGTATTTTATGCCTCCGGTAACAATGGCCGCTCAATGCTCGGCACATGCGAAGTCTTACTACTCCATCTCTCACGAAAAACACAAAAAACAGCGTTTAGATTACGTTTAGAAAGCGTAATGATTGTGTGTGCTCTGTGCCTGAGATACCATCCACACAGCATAAATATAATAAATTAACCGGGATAAGCATGAGCTTTAATCGCCGGAACTTTATCAATGGAGATAGTAGTGGAAGCGCAATCATCAAGAATTAAGCATTTAGACGGCATGAGAGGGATAGCGATCTTACTTGTTTTGTTTTTCCATACTTTTGTGCGCTGGCCCGATCTTCTGCCCTTTGTTGAGCAGACAAAAGATATATTCCTTTTTAAGTATGGTCACATTGGTGTTCGCTTTTTCTTTATAATATCTGGATTTGTGATATTCATGTCTCTGGATAAAACAGCAAGCATGGGGGCATTCTTTAAGAAAAGATGGCTACGGCTGTTTCCTGCGATGTTCATTGCCTCGCTTTTTATATTTTTAACAGCGCATTTTTTTCACGAAAGACCAGCAGGAATACCGCATTTGATAAATCTTGTTCCGGGCCTTGCGTTTATCAGCCCTGAAGTAATAGATTCTATTTTTAGTGTGCGAATTGAAGGGTTGGAAGGAGCGTTCTGGTCGCTTTATGTTGAAGTGATGTTTTACATTTTTGTGGGTGTTTTATACTTCACTTTTAGTAGAAAAGTCATACTTAAATCAATATTTATCACATATATATTTGCTTACTCATTGTATATTGTATTTCACTTAACAAGTGATCATCCTTTGATGCAGTTTTCTGTTATTACTGGAATAGATTCTTATGGATGGTTTTACATTGGATGTTTCATGTATGAAAAGATAAATAAAAGAAATGATTACTTAGATAATATCATGATGTTTATTGTGGTAGTTACATCTCTGTATCATTTTGACTTTGGTCTTGTAATTATCACTGGAATTATTATTGGCGGGTTTTGCTTCTCATTTTACTCACAGACATTACAAAGAATCCTTTCTAATAGAATGCTTTTGTTTTTTGGGTTAATAAGTTACCCTCTTTATCTCATACATGAAAATATGATTGTTTCATCAACTATTAAAATGTTAAATACATTTTATTTTGGCCGCTATGAGTTCTTGGCTCCTATTCCACCAATGATTGTCATTTTTTTACTAAGCTACTTCATTTCAAAACAAGAAAGAAAAATGAAGAACTTATTAAGTTATATTTTTGATAAAATTAAGTTACACAGGAAAAGAACTGCATAAAATCATTTAATGAATTAATTACTTTATGGGAAAATATCATGCAACAAATCTAATTTTAAGATTTTGTTGCATGATAGTAATACTTAGTCAAATATTGATAGGCTGAATGAATTCTCCGTCCTTGTATTCCCATCCAATTCCGCATACTTCAACACATTTAACTAACAATAATCCATCAGGCGGCTTCCACCCCGAGCCATCCTCCAAAACAATTGTGTTAACAACAATACTGGTATTAATATCTATCAATGCGTATATGCTCATTAGCTATACTCCCTTACTATTAGATACCCATTATTTCCGTTAAATCCAATTTTGTTAACTTGAGATTGCCCACTAAATTGCCCTGGAGCAGCAGCTCCATAATTACCCAATAGAGTTCTTTCCACCGAAACATAGTTTGTCCCGACACCAAGAGACACAGTGACTGCTGGGTTATTTTGTTGTCCAAATGCTGACACCATTATCTGTCCACCGCCACTAACTGTTGGTGCACTTGCGCCTCCTTGCCCTGTTGACCCTCCCGGTGGGGTGTGCGCAGCACCAATTATCGAACCGGGGCCTCCGGGGCAGGTCAAAATACTGCCAAAAGTTGTTGAACCACCAGTTTGCCCGGAACTAAATGCGCCTATTCCACCAGAACCAATAACTACTGATGCCGTGCTCGGTACTGACGTGTATAAAACTTTCGCATAAGCACCAGGGCTACCAGTAGCCGCAATTGCATTTTGACTGGCTGAAGTGGCCGATACAGCACCTGATGCCCCACCCCCACCTACGGCCTCAACTTCAATGTACGCAGTGCCAGCAGTCGGCGTATAAGTGCCAGTTGATGTAAATGTCTGCGTATTCAGCAACCGGCCGGAAAACTTGCTCGGCGTCAATCCGATATTTGCTTGTGCTGCTGCCTGAGCAACAGAACCCGCTGCGGCGATCTCGGATAGATTGTTTTTCTTCTGTAGCACATCACCGAGCAGTGTGGACAAATCAAGATTGGCCTGCGCCTCTGCCACCGCCTCCGGCCCTGCTGCCGCGATTTCAGCGAGGTTATTAGCCGTCTGCAAATAGGTACTGGCCCCCTCTTTACGCCACACACCAATATCTAATGCGCCAGTGGGTTCTACCCCGGTGTTTTCTGACAATGCAATATAGCTATTGCCACCGTGACTCACTCTCGCCCCTGCCTGGTAGGGGGCATTGGTAAACCAAATTAGCTGCCCAAGGTTTTGCAATTCCTGTAAGGCTAAATCGACCCGGTTATGCCACCAGTTTTCCCACTTGGCCTCGGGTGGATCTTCTGATGCCCCCCCTGCCCAACCACGCGCAATCAGGCCGTCGCCGGGGCGTTCAAATTGTGCAGGCACACTGGCCCACGGCTGATTAAAGCTGTCATTTCTTGCCATATAGTGGCTCCAATTAGATATAAGCGCCCATGCCGTAAGGCTGAGCGTCGAATGTGCCTTTATAGGCAAAGGGATGATGGTTAACGCGGATCAGGCTGGCTTTGACGCCTTGCGGTCGGGGGATTAAATCAAATAGCTGAATGAGCACTAAGACATTAGCGGGGATCGGTTTATCGACCCAGATAGTTTTCATGGTCATATCCTGCCCATCGATGATAGCGGAATTAACATCCAGAATGTAATCAACGGCAGTTTTGATTTCATCCAACGTGGCGTTGGTGTTGTTTTTCTGGATCTTGGCTTTGATTAATATGCGATAGAGATAATCCGACACCGGAACTTTGCCGATTTGTTCATGCGGGGCTTTATACGGCGCGACATTATAGGGCTGTGCGCCGCCGGTACCGTTATAAGCAAATATCGATAAGTAATCGCTGCGGATGAGTGGCCGCTCAGTAAATCCGGCAATGCGACCACAGATATCCAGTTGATCGCCCTCGGCATTATCAATATCCAACAGGTTATTGATTTTAGTGATCTGCTCTTCCAGTGAAGATTGGCTGATGTCCGGTAAAATACTGATCCATTCAAGCAGTTTCGGCGCATTTTTATATTGCAGGTAAATCCGTGACAGCGCTTTTTTACGATGGTTATACATAAACCACCTCGATATTCTCAGTACTGAACACCCCGAGCTGATTAAAGGCTATTCTCACTGCACTATCATTAGCCTGTTCGACAGCAGTACCAACGGTAATCGCATTCACAAAGCCATTACCGGCCACCAAATAATTGACTGGGGTAAATAAACGGCCTGCGCCAATACTTTCACCAATTTTAAAACCTAACTTAGAAAAGCCATTGGTTTGATCAAAGCCGGTGATGCTGTAATCGACAATCGCCTGCTTTATCTCATCATCAATAAACTCGCTATTACTGACGATCTCAACCCGGACATAAACCGGTATCAGTTGGGGGCGAAAAAAGGTTACGGTGATCGGGTTACCTTTTGGGGTAACAGTATCCAACGAAATTTTATTGGGAAAGGTGTTGTAGCGGTTTAACCCACAGCCGGGGCTTTTATTAGTGGCGATACTGTTAATAACATCCTCGATGCTACCACCATCAACAAATATCGCCATTGAGTGACCAAACACCCCATTTTCGTCTGCTTCACTCTCAAAGTTTTCATAAATACGAGCCCGTTTAACATCATCAATATTGACCAGCGCCGCATAAATATTATCAATCTGATTGGAGCCAGGTAACGCCACTGATTCATTGCGCCGGATGCGAAATGCGTTATTGGTTTCTTTATCCAATCCCATTGACGCCGCGGCGTTATTTGTCACCGCCGTAATGCCGCCGATCGGTGTGGCGATAATAGTCAGATTATTGCTATTAGCGCCCTGCGCCCCTGCCAGCGTACAAGTGACATTCACTGTCGCATTCCCTGCCGCGTCAGTAACAACATCACCATCGGTCGCCCATAAGGTATTAGTCACCCTATTTCTGATTAATGTCCCGGCATTGATCGGCGTAAAAGCGATACCGCTAAAATTAACGGTGGCGGTTGAATAGGTCGCGCTTTTGCGCTTGATTCCAGCGAACGCGGCAATGCGGTCTAATTGTTGGTCAATCGCTGAATTGGGATCGGCGGCGTGATAAGCATTAATTACCGTTTCATCCAAATTAGCTAATGCCTCACACCAGACCGCTATTGCCAGACCATCCGGCGATTCAGGATTAATATTCCAGCCATCATCAATAGCAAGATAGCGCTGGCGCAGAGTATCCAGATATTCACTCAGCGTGGTGCCGCTGGCCCCGTCACGATTTATGGTTGCCATTAGATAAGATCCTCCGTGAACAGGAAATCAAATGCGTCGTTATTAATATCAATCACCGCGGCAAATATCGTTATTTTGCGATTCTTCATATCGAGATCCATTTCAAAGCGGTTAATAGTCAGCACGCCTTTGGCCGCCAATAAGCGCTGTTTAATATTGGCTTCGGCAATGTCGCGTGAAGTTTTGCCCAATATGCTTTGAAACCACGGCGTTCCCTCGGTGGCATCAAGAAAATACTCGCCAAGAAATAACCGCAGGCAGCAGATCATGGCTTGCCGGGTTTCTTCTTTACCGTTAGCAAACTGGCTGCCGTGGGTAACAATGTCACCATCTTGGAAATTGCGGATCACAGTGCCTCCGGAAACAAAAAGCCCCGGCATAAGCCAGGGCGATAATAGGTAGGATTCAATCAGGGTAATGAGCTATAGCGGCCCATCAGTGCGATCATTGCCGCGTTGCACGCCGCCGTGGTCGTGGTCACCAACTTCCAGCTCGCCAATCGCCAAGCCACCTTGGGTAACCTCAGTACGGCCATTAAGGGTGGTTTGCCCATTATTGGTAAACTCTGGGCCGCTATAGCTCATGCCAGATTCGGTAAGCGCCAATGTGGTACCGCCAGCCGTCAAAGTCATTCCACTATCAGTGAGGTGAATACGCACCCCCCCACTTTTGTTACTTAAACCAATCCCCTCGGTCGGCAAGCCCGCAATCGCGGTTTGTTGTGAGCGGTAGCCAGGGGCAAAGAAAGCATCGGACGGATTAAACATCCGTGCATCCAGTGGTGCTACCGGCCCCCCCTGACTGAGCCAATTGTCGATAGAACGCTGGCTAAAATGAATATAGCCCTCGGTACCCGTAGGTAATTCATGAAAAACCGTCCATTCGGCACTGCCAGAAAATTGCACTGGCACATGTTCGATAACGGGGAGTGTCTTAAATTGACCGTCACCGATATGGCGCTGAATGCCGCACTCCACCACTGCGCGTTGCAAATCGGCGTTATAACTAATGACTTTGCCGGGCATGCCGATCATCAGGTCACGTACCATATCGCGCTTGAGCAGCATCATGGTGCTATACAGCGGATTGCTCTCAATCATCATTACCTCAGGGCATACGCCATTGACTGATCAGCGTGGTTTTCCATGTATCACCCCATAAAGTACCTTCGTGGTAGGTACGCAGCACATTAAACTGGCCGGTCTGCTGCTGAACATTCGCCAGATTATTGAGGTCGGTGTTATACATGCCGCTAAAATTAATCGTCCAAAAACTTGAGGTGACATTAATCACATCGGCCGGCTGAATTTGATGATTCATTTTAACGTCAATTTCCATGGTGCTGAGATACCAACGTGGGACGCTTTCCATACCATTTTTAGCGGTGATCTCATGGGGCGCCCATTTTCTGGCGGCTCCCTCTCTGGCTAATAGCACGCGTGATGGCGTGATCATCCAGTAATATTTCCAGTCATCTTTTACGCTATCGAGAATATCGCGACACAAGCGGCCACCGGAATTATAGGAAGTAGCAAAACGCGGCAAGTCGGAAAAGTCACCAATCACTTCAACATCAAGCCCAAAAGCCCCTGCGACATCTTTGAGCATTGCAATAGCAGGCGTATTCGCGCCCCAGGTTTTAAATATCGTGGTATTCCATGCCAGCCCAATCGTGCGGCAATATAACCGCAGGCAGGTATTTACCCCCTCTTTGACCACTTCAACATTGTGAATGCGTCCGCTGAATATCGTGCCGATGTTGTCGCCATAACCGGCTTTTAATACCAGGTTGCCATAACGTTTTTCTTTGTCGTCATAGCGCTGGATCAAGGCGCGGGTGCGCGCTGAAATGCCGTATAGGGTGATTCTGGCTGTGGCATCGACATTCTGCGGGGTATTATCGACAGCAAAACGGATCTCTAATGGCGGCTGATAGGTAAGTTCATCACCACTCACCGGGGTAATGGTTAGTAAGTAATTACGGCCAAAATAGCTACTCATTATCGGGGTACCATGTCAGGCGATTATTAATACCAAGATTGGCAATAGTCGGGGTCTCCCCGGCTAATATCAGCGGGCCAATATCGGTATTGAGTCCAGCCAATAAATTAACGCCAATATGCAAAGCACGCCCCAAAACTACCGGCTCGCCCTGTTCATAAATATCGACGCAGAAATAATTAAAACGGGTGAGCCAGTGCAAACGAAAAACCAGATAGTGATTATTTAATTGCACTCGGAAACGCTGCACCGCGTAACCGTTATTTAATGGAATAACTTTCATTACGTGGCCTCGACAAAAACTTCTCCAAATGAGTATTCACGTTGCCCCTGAGTGGCGGCACTATCGCCATAGGGTAAGTTGTCATTGGTTTCAGCAACGGTGTCGTAAATAATATTGAGCTGCAACAGTTCAACCACAATCTCCAGCCCGCCCTCATTCTCTTTTTTCAATTGGGTGCGGGTATTGGTGATCAGGCAATTTTTATAGGCCGCCCCACGGCTGGCCACTAATTCGAACGGTGTATGTGAACGCTGTAATTCACGCAATTGCTCGAGTAAATTTTGCGAACGGGTTGAGCGCGATTGTGAACCCAAGCTGCCGGAATACAGACTGGTGCCAACCGAAGCAGCCACCCCAGCCAGCGCCGCCGCCCGACCAGAAAGCAAACTGGCCGCCATACCAGTAGTGATACTGGCACCGGCCCCCAGTAGCCCGGCAATGCTGCTATCTTGCTGGGCCAGCAGTTCACGAAACCAGTTATCAGACACACCGATAATCATGGTTAGCGCCAGCGCGCGGGTCACCGCGTTATCGTGGGCGGTATTGGCATCTTCCAGCGGGAACTCACTGACATCAGTACGCAGCTCGCTTGACTCTTCCAGTAATGCATCAAAATAGAGATTGCCGATTTTCGGTCGGTTACGAGTAAATAGTCCGGTAATAGCCATCAGTAGTGCTCCGTATGCATCATGTCGCGCGCTTGCTGGGCCAGTTGAGTGGTGGCCTGTAGCACCCCGTCACGAATGGATTCGCTATCACCGCCCACAGTTCCCACATTGATAATATTGTGTTGTTCCAATCTGACATCGCCACGGGCAGCGGATGCGGCAACTGCTTGCATGGGGGCATTCTGGCGGTCACTGTAGCCCTGAATCTCTTCCCATGAACGTTTGGGCTGGGCGTAATTTGATGAAGGTAGCGAGGCCCACACACCGCCAAGCCCGCTGGTGGCATCAGCAAAATTCCCGTTCGTCACATTTTCTAGCTGACCGGCACGTTGAATAAGAAACAGCGCGGCGAGATCCTGACTGCGCGGTGAAAAGTCGGTCAGATTAAGCGCTTTGGCGGCATCATCCCAAGAGCCGCTGGTGAACTGATAACGACCGGCAGCCGAGGTTTTATTTTTAGTACCGTCCGTTTGGGTGAACTCTTTTAATTGCCGTGGGTGGTCACTGCTGTCATAGAATTGGTCGCCGCCAAACATCGTGTTATAGCCAGAATTGGCATAACTGGCAGTTCCCTCGGCTTTGGATAGCACCTCCAGATACTGGCGAACGTTAGGATCATCAACCAGATTATTAAGGTCACTGCTATCACTGGGGTAAGGCACTCCGGGGTTATTTTTAGCCCAGTTCTGGCGTTTAAGCGCTTCGGGATTACTCATAGCTTTGGCATCGTCGGCACTGGTAAAAATATTACCGGGCGTTAATGCCGCCGCAGCGCCGATGGTGACCGGATTGACCAACAAGCGTGATAACCAGCCGCGCCCACCAGCAGCACCTGCGGGTGGTTTCCCGCCACCGGGCAACATACCGCCGACAAACTTTAATGCACCAGCGGTACCGGCCAGACCGGCAGCAGTCAGAATCGCTTTGGAGACTTCGGGATTTTCTTTAATAAACTGATTAATACTTTCTAATAACGCATTGATGATTGGCAGTAAGTCGCCACCCATTGAACGGGCCAGATTGTCAAAGTTAGTCGCCAGATCCGCCATCTCTTTATTAAACTCGTTAGCTGAATCAATAAGCTTGGGATCGAGCGGTTTATATAACTCTGCAAAATTTTTCAGTGAGGCATTAAGCCCCTTGCTACCTCCCTCCAATAGGCGGGTAAAAGGATCATTATCACCGCTGCCAATTCCACTGCGCAGATTTCGCCGCTGGTCATTATCCATTTTGCCGTAAGCATCTATAAGATACTTGAGCGAGTCCATGCCGGTTTTATTGGCAAATTCAGTCGGGTTAAATGCACCATTCCAATAGGCTTTATCGCCTAACTCCCCTTGTCTGGCACGCTGTTGCAGGTCAGGGATTTTCTGCACAATCTGATTAGCCGCATCCGGGCTAAGACCAAGACTGCGCATCGCATAACGTAGGCCGTCAATCTGCTTGACGGTAAAGTTGGTAATCTTACTCAGCCTGTCCATTTCTAATACTGAGGCAGATAAATCCGCAGTCAGGGCTTTTAACCCAACACCGGTACCGGCTGCGGCGGCCAGTTGCAATATGCCGTCTTTAATCCCTTTAACGGCATCATTGGCGGTTTGAAAGCTCTTTGCATCTGTTTCCAGGCCAAGGGAAACCAATAGAGAATCAATTGTCTCTGACATGGAAACCTCATATTTTAGGTGTAAAAAAACCCGCGCAGTGGCGGGTTTGATACTCGTAGGAGTACTTATAATGGTGTTTACTGTAACAATCAGTTCGTCACAGTCACCATGACGCTATTAGAAGTCATAATCATTAATGACTTCTAGCAATTGCTTATTCTCTTGGTATTTGGTGCTTAATTTTTTTTGCAATTCAGTTGCTTTAGGGCAAGTAACATTGACTTCTTTCTCTATGGCAATTTGCCGTTCTTTGGGGATTGATGAGTCCCATTCGCCAGCAAGATATTGGCATTCATCTGCTATTTTTAAAAACTCGCTAATATCAGCCGGGTATTTTTCAGCAGCATGGGAGCATCCAAGTAAAAGAATAAATGGTAAAATAAAAACAATCATTTTCTTCATATTATCTACCATCTGTAGACCAATGAGGTCTATCTTTGGAACCACCATGGTATTTTATAATACCAAAACTTTTTCCTACGGTATGGAGTTCTGTATTCATCCCATCTTTGGGAAAAGTCTTAATTAAGACATCTTCCCCTTTTTTATTTTTTATTTTTAAATCTCCCATCCATGAGATATTCATATCTATAGCATTGCCTTCGGTATGTCTGCTTTTTAATGATGGAGCAACATTAAGTCCTGTCATACCGTACGCTCTTACCATATCCTGTGCGGCTTTAATGCTTTTCGCAGTGTCTATACTGCCATCGCTCTTTTTATGTGCCCATTGAATGCTGATACCGGTTTTTTCCGGTACATCTTCAGGCTTGGCAAGGTTTCTTGATATTTTCCAAGACCAATGCATCAAATAAGCCCTTTCAGGCGGTCTTAATGTTGCTGATATAACGATTGTCGCACCCGACTTTGTTAATTCAGATATAAAGTTGTCAACACTTATTTTAAATGACGGGCTTAATGATTGGGTTGAAGCACTTCCCTGAAAACGAGAAACCCATTTTTCTCCACTGATTTCTTTCATTCATAATATCCTTATATTTAATATCCATAAAGATAGTATGTTTTACTCTTTAAATTTGCAATTCATTTACATTATAGGCGATGCAGAATAACAGTCTATTGCTAACCCAGCTCCCTTTCCACCACCGCCATAATCTCATCCAATACATCATGCATCAGTTGCACATCATCAATGGTGTAAGTGCCATCCAGCATATCAGACCACCTTGCCAGCGGCGGGCAGTGTTGCCCGGCACCGGCACAAGGTCGCCATAAAAACCAGTCTACGCGGGAGGGTGCTGCGGATTGTTTTCCGCGCTTTTTCCCTCGCCGCTGAGTTGCCAAAAAGGGCCGATATTTTCCCGCAGTACCTGCCCCAGCAATACCAGGTAATTATGGGCTTCATCCTGGAACAGGTTTTCGCCCACCGGGATGTTATCGGATTGGCGAACGATACTACCGCTGTTAAAGCACAGCTCTTTCAAGCGGTTTAAGCTCATCGTATCGACGGAGGCCAAACTAGCTGCCATACCCATTGCGGTGACATTGGGATTAATCGCCGGTAACAAACCAGACTTAGCCGCGATTTGCAGCATTTCCACCTGATCTCTGGCCGGTGAGGTTGCCCCGCGAAAAAGGGTATCGCCGATCACAACTTCAATTTGACGCCCCATAATTAGGTTTCCTCTGAGTCAGCAAATTCAAAAATAAATTGTTCATCCGATACACCGCTTTTCCCGGCTCGGGTAGCTGAGCCACGGTTAGTCATGATGCCGTCGAACCCGGCAAAGCGTTCATCAGTGCCGGTCTGTGAAAAGGTAAAAGTGGCATCAATACCGGATTTTTCCACCGCCAATAACTGCCGCGCCTGCACCGAGCCTGGGATCAGGTTGATGGTCAAGCGTTTGGCGCGGGTTTTATTGTCCAGCCGTACTGACGTGCCGCCGATACCGCGTTTTAGTGCGGCACGAGGTTCTAAATCTTCAATGGTGATCGGTGGATCGGTATCACCAAAATCATCAATCGGGATACCAAAGACGGTGAGGTTAGAGCCATCAGCGCCGTATCTGTGCATGGTCATAAGGGATTACTCCACGGTGGCATTGATTTCAGCGATATGACCGGCACGGCCTAAAATCACTAACAAGGTGGTTAACGGGTAAACGCGCTTTTTGCGTTGGTCGGAGGTCAGCGCAAGGACATCTTCCGGGCGCGAACGGATGACAAAACCAAAATCAGCCACTTTCGTTACGCCATCGTCAGGATCAACATAAGAGCCAGTACCGAGCACACCATTATTGAAAAAGCGTTTGCAGGTAGCGGCAATCGTAGACAGCAACCCGTCATAGTCGCGTGGTGTCAGTGCGCGCTTGGTGCCGACATTGGCAATGTAGTTGTAGCCATCTACCTGAATATGGTTTTTCAACACATCCAGATTGACTACATCATCAATAAACTCGCCATAGGACGACATCGATTTACTGTTGATCACCCGGCTGTTATCAATTTGCCCGGCCAGTTCAATTTTAGTGAAAAACACCGCGTTTTTGGCTTTTAAGGCATTGTAAGCACTGGTGGCCATATCATCGCCCATCACACCCGGTAGCACCTGATACTCGCCGGTAATAGCGGTGTTTAACCCTGTTGGTCTGAATTTATGGAACGCCGCCGCCAATTGCACCATGGCATAGGCTTGGCTCGGGTCAGTAGTGACGGATTCAGCGGTTTTATAGCCTGCAAACACATGACGGTTACCTTTGCTTTTCAGCAGTGATACCACATCCCCCACTTTGTTCTGGTCTGCAATGTCGTTAGCGCTAAATGTCCACCAGACCGGATGACTATTGGCATCAGACCAATCGGCCAACTGAAGAATAATGTCATTGCTGGTTAAATCGCTGGCTTTAAAGAAGTAGTGATAACGCCAAATACGATCAGTGGCGCTATTCACAATTTCCAACAGTGAATTTTCTTCGTTTTTCATCCAGACGGTAATTTGTTGCGGCTTGGGAATTTGCGCAAAGTAGCGGGTGGCAATGTAATAAATCGAACTGTCAGTCTGGAAATCAGCGCCAAGTTCTGGCAATGAGGCATAGTCACGGAATGAATCTGCAGCAAACTCGCCCTCATCAACTAAATCTGACGGATCAGCAAAAGTAAGTGCACTGGAAAAATCACCGTAGCCCAACCCTGCCGCCGTCAGAATAAGATTGACGGGGATAATATTATCAACCGGATAAGCCATAAGAGCTGTCTCTTTCTCTAATTTGAATGTCAAACCCTGCGGCGCGTAATAGCGCGTAGGACACAGTTTTTTCGATGAATAGATGGATATCAGCCTGATAGCGCGGCTGTAGTCCGGCTTGTAACAGTCCGGTGAAATTTCGGAAATTGCTGGAGAAACGCCAGGCGATTTTGTGACGGAACAGATAATCACTGACGGGCGTCAGGAAATTGGCATTGGCTAAATGCATAGCAGCGGTTGCCGCGCCCGTATTGAGCAAATTCACCGACAGCAAAAACTCCATTGAGGTACAGGACGTTTCTTGCAAGTCTTGCCAATCCTCCGCTAGCGCCGGATCAGTTTCAGCAATGGCCGGGATAAATTCGCGCTTGCGCCGTATTTGCCCATAGGCTCGAACCGGCACCGGGTTATAAGTGGCATATAAGCTATTACCAGTCGGTGGGTTACGACCTTGATCGGCTAATACAACACGGTCGAGGGGGACTACAGCGGCGAGTGAAATGAGTTGCTGAAATACCGGATACATCTCTTCAATGGTTTCCATCAGCCAGTACCTCGATAACGTTCAACCAAGGCACGGCAAAAGCTGCGCCAAGGCCGGTTATCGCAAGCTACTACCCGCCATTGCCGCATTGCCAACCCATCGCTGAATTCCAGTAAATCGCTAAATTTCCCCTCGTCATCAGGCCAGAGATAATGCACACCATCGTTAATGTGCACCACTCGCAGATCCTGCGGGTTAGCCGTGCCGCCCATGCCGATCAGCATTTGAATATCTTTCCATTTTGCTGACTGCACATTCACCTTCTGCAATTCGATGACCTGCGGTTCCCCTTGCTGCCAAATACCACCGGGGCCGCTATAGTCACCGGCAGTTGGTCGAATCAACCGAATACCGCCCTCAATAGGCGAATTAAAGGTGGCATCAATATGCCCGTGCATATCCAGACCATTACCGAACATGATTAATCCTCCACGATATGAGTCAGTGCGCCTTTTAAATCACCATGCCTGATAAGCGGTGTTGCCGAGCCTTTAGCTGCAACGGTGGCGTCAGCATTTTTGGGCTGAATACCGGCTTCGATCGCCTCCTGGCAATAACCCACCGCACGCGCACCAATCTGATCCAGCATTTGGAATGCCGTGATTTCGCCACGAGTGACCTGCGCCGTCAGCACACGAAAGGCTTTTTTGATGTTGTCCTGATTTTGTCGCAGTGGAACCCGCAGAAATGAGCGCTCAGGAATACGCCCGTCAGCGGAGCCAAATTCCTGTACCGCACCAATCACCACAATGGGAACACCATCTTCATACACCCCAGCTCCCTCCGGCAGCCCCACCAGCACCCGACGTTTGGCGGTTGCCCGTTGATGGATCTGGCGCAATTTCTGCGCCAGTTTTGTCCCGCCCCGCACTTCGGCCCGAAGTTTCATACCATCATGGCCCCGGTACCGGCTCGGCGGCGCAAGCGCAGGAACTCCACCCCGTAGGTGGTCAGTGGTAAATCACCATTGATATTGAGATCGTCAGCAGTCACCGCCGGAACCGCAAAAGAGGTGGATTCATCACCGACCGATTTTGATGAGATGGCATAAGCCGCCCCAACATCACCACTGATAGCCCTTTTGCGCATTACCAGCCGGTGGGCGGCAAAGGCAAACAGGCCGCGTTTTTTGATTGATGCCGGACGAGCATGATATTTCAGCCAACGTTGGCCGGTTTCCGAGTCGCCCTCCTCCAATGCCTGAATCACTTCGCGCTCAGCCCATAAGGTGGTATCGCTGAACTCCGGGTAATACTCGCGAAAGTCAGCCACTATTTGTGCAGTAATATCCACATCGCCCCCTAAAGCAAAAAACCGTCACGCGGACGGGTCATCAATGTTATCGGTATCATCCGCTGAGGTTTCCGGCTCGGTAGTATCGCTCTGCACCAACTCGGCTTTTTTGCTATCAATCGCCTTTTGCAAGGTTGGCGCTTTAGCTGCCGAGGGGGCTTTTTTACCGAATAAGTTTTCATATTCATCGCGCACCGCAGTGATATCCAGCTCACTATCATCAATAGGCCTATTAAGCGGCGCATCGAATTGTTCGGCCCGCATCATGCCTGCCTGAGTAAATAGGTGATCCGCAAAATCGCCATTCATCGCCGCTGAATGTCCAACAGCAATCGTGATGCGCTGGCCGGTTTCCTCATCGGTTACCGTCAGCGGTGATGTGTGCAAGTTAGTGAGTTCAAACATGATTAAACCCCATCGACATAGTGAGCGGCTTTAGGAATACGCCATTCAGTGCCACCGGTACGTAAAACGGCTGGCACTTTGAAATTAACGTTGTCTGGCGTGGCTGGTGCGAGGAAGCGCAGCGGCATCACATCGTGGCCTTTCACTACTCGCATATCTTTTTTGTACACCACCAGGCGATCTTTCTTCGCTGCCCCGGCTCCGGCCAGCAAGACATCATCATCAAAATCCATATCTTTGAAGTTGGTGCGCAGGAATTCCAGCAAGGTGACATTTGAAGCGTTATGGGTTGATAACAGGGTGCGCATCAATAATTGATGTTGTTCCGAGGGCAGAACAAAGCCATTAGGGCGGTGAACCGTGACGGTATTCTTCAGGTACACCTGGTTATAAGCGGCACCAAAGAAATCAAGGATCGGTTGGGTACCCTTGGTAGGGATAGCAGCCACCAACTCGACTAAGGTCGCCGGAGCCGCCTCAACCCCCACATTGGAACTGGTATATAGCCCCTCGCCAATATCGCTGTGACCGAGCAAGTAAATCTTATTCAGACCTTGTTCAACCACATCTCGCACCGCCTGACCGCGCTCAGCATCCAGATTGACGTTATTGAGCATGGCAAAACCGATCTCCTCAATGGAGTAGGTGTAACCCAGTGCAGCGGTTTTGATCTCATGAAAGCCCTGATTCATGGCGATATCTACGGTCGGCACATCAGTCGAGTTCGGGCCAAATATCTGTAACTCACCACGGGCATCAATCGAGCGGAACGCCACCACTTTTACCCAGTCGGGCGCACTGTTATCCAGCGGCAGCAATGTGCTGTACTTAAACTGCGGATATTCCAGCCGGTAAATTTCCGATTCAATATGGGCGGCCTGTTGCACCAGAAAAGAGAGCGCCGATACTGGGCTGACGTCAAATACACTTCGTTTCATACATGTTTTCCTTTAATTTTACTCGCCGCTATCAGGCGCTGGGGTAGGAACGCCGGTTGACGCTAAAATGCCATCAACGCGAATCTCGCCCACTTCACCGGCCACTACATCATCAACCCAGCGGACAAAATCCAACTCAACCCCAGTACTGCCTGCGGTTAACCGCCCCTGATTCGCACCTGTCGCCGTAATCACGGTTACCGTGTCACCGGCGCTGGCACCATCAACACACAAAGCAAACATCGGCCCACGGCGCAGTATTGACGCCACATGATCGACCTCATAACCCACTTCATAATCTGGCGGATTGGTCGGCACGCTGTTGCTGAATACCGCCATTGAGCGCACAGTAAAACCGATGATCTGGGCGGCGGTAGTGGTCGGCGTGACCGGTGCACAAGAACGCGCGCCCACCCCACGCATCACCGCACGACCAAATGACACCATTTTGGTTTCCACCCGACGCGAGACCACTTCACAGACATCCGTGGTTGAAATTTGGCCCTCGTAGGCTTTACCGCGCCATTTGGTGAATTCACTCTGAGCAATCGCCATTATTTATTCTCCGCTTGTTTGCCATAACGTTTGTCCAGCCAGCTTTGGCGCACACTGTCACGGGTAGTTTGTGCATCGCCGGTTTTGACTTTCTTCATATCGCGACCCAAATTGATGATGGAGTCATTAACCTCATTTTTATCATCAGGATCATCGTCATCCTCGCTTTCTCGCCGCTCTTCTTCGGCGTCGAAATAAGCTGCCAGGTAAGCATCCGGCGCTTTATCCCATGAGGGGTATTTGCGGCATTTGATCCCGGCACTGTCCAGCGCGGCACGTTTGATTTTCAGCGGATCTACCGCGTCACAGCTAAATTCTGCACCGGCAATTTTGATAGCAGAGTCACGCGCTGCCACCACATCGGCCAGCCGCTTCGAAATCGCATCCTCAGACGATTTTTCTTTTAATGCCTCGATTTCTTCATCTTTGGCATCGGCTTTGGCTTCGGCCTCCTCTTTTTTCTGTTCAGCTTCATCCTTGGCGGCTTCGGCTTTTTCCTGCCCTTCCTCTGCGTCGCTAACACGTTTTTTTAGCGCATCCATCGATGATTGGATCAGCTGCTGGGTCGCTTCGTCAGCCACCTCAACGCGTGCGCCTGAATCCAGCACAACTTTATACATGGGGGTTACTCCCTTGGGTTTACGGTCAAATAACCGCGCCAGGTGTCCGGCTCTGGCCTGATCACACAGTGCGATATGGTTGATGGTGATGGTGCATTGAATAAATTCGTAGGCAGTACCACAGGGCGCGATACCGGGGGCATAACGGTATTCAGAGGTGTAACCAGCTGACAATTCCTCTTTATTTTGGTTGATGGCATCAATGGCGTACTGATCTTTAATCAGCAGATCGACCACCACATAATCAGGGTCATCGCTATCCTGTCGCCCAGGCGAAATGGCATGGCCTGCGGTGACTTGCTTAAAGGTTTGGGCATTCACCAAATCATCAGGGTGATCAATGGTGACGTCTTTATTGTCATAACTGGCCAGACTAACCGGATCAAATACCTCCGCCGGTGGCCGGTACACATTGACGATTTGACCGGGTGGCCTGTCTTTTAATCCCAATTCAGAGGCGAGATATTGCTGCACACCGACGCGCGCAACCCGCCCGGGGACTTTTAAATAGCCCTCAGGAGTCATTTCTCGTTGGGAATTAATCGGAAAGGACACGCGGTCACGAACGGTGATCCGCATAATATATCCTGTTAGTAATCAAGCCCCTTGATTTGGGGAATAGCATGGCAGCGGCAGCCAATATGGGCTCTGCCGGGGAATAATCCGCTTTCGCCGTGATAAGCCGCACCCCGCGACCAAAGATAAATACCCGCGCCATAACCCACATTGCTGCGAGAAATTTCAAAGCATTTGATTTTAGCTCGTGGGTATTTACCGGCGGGATTACCGGACACTCTTACATCTTGCGAGGTAGACCAGCGAAAACGGTTAATTCCCGCGCCGACCTGCCGAGTGTGAGTAATATCACTGCGGATTTTGGCGGTTTGGTCGCGGGAAATAAGATGCGCACGCTGATAGCTGGCACCGGTCACTTGCTGGAGATTTCTGACCATGGTGCTGAGCGAGTCACCGCGCATGATGCTGTCCATCACTTCCCGCTGAATATCATCGAAATAATCAGCGGACAGCGACTTAATCAGAGCGACATTGCTTTCGATCGAGGCATCGAAATAATCCACTAATGACTCATTAACCATTAGTGAGGTCATATCAATACCGATAGCGCGATTAATTTGCTCAACAAATGCCGCAGAACTTTCAGATTCTGCGCGACTCACCACTTGCCGGGCTAATCGGTCAGCCTGACGGCCCATCACCGAGCTATTGAATTTGTCAGCGGCCTGCCTGATTGACTGTTTGATGATATCGACCAGATAGCTGTCAGCGGTGTAATTACGACGCAAAACCGGTGTTAATACTTCATCAATCGACTGGGCCATCATCCGAACCATTTCACGTAACTGAGCACGATAATAACGTTCGGTTTCATCTGTCAGTTTAACTGGCCTGAATTGCGCCCTCCGGCGCGTCGGCTGGGTTTTTATCATCGCCTGAAGTGTTGCCAAGCCGGAATTGATAATCACCTTGTCGCTCGGCTGACTCATCATCTTCAAGTCGGGTGATGTCATTTTCTTGAATACCATAAACCCCTTGCTCCATCAGTTTACGGGCGACCTGTGACGGCAACACGACTTTTTGCTGGAGGCGAATATCATCAGCCTGTGCATCAGCCAGTCGCTGGGCCGATATCTCGCTATCAGTTGGTTGTGACAGTGGCGCAAAGGTAAAATCCAAACCATCGGGCATGGTGCCAAGAGTCGAACGTACCAGCACCTCATCCAGCGTTTTCAAAAATGGGCGGTATTTCGCCTCCTGATCCCCTTTGATGGTGCTGAAATAATTGTTCTGATCGCCTTGCCCTGAATCGCCCATACCTTTGGCCTGTACGCCGAATATGCGTGTCATTGGTATACCAGATGCGCCCGCCGTCCACTCCATCAGCACCGCCAACACCTCACCCAAGCCACCGAAAGAGATTTGTTTGCGATCAAGGGTTTCTTTGGAATCCAGCAACGCCAGCCGAAATAGCGATTTCATCATGCCGAAAGTGTTATAGCGTTTGGCTATCGCCTCATCCATATCGCCAGAAGCTAAATCAGTGGCCAGATTTTCTTTGCTGATGGTGTCAATATTGGCTTCGAGAATTAGTGAAGAAATCCCCCCTTTGGCGGCAACGGCATCTTTCACATCCTCAAGGCAGCGCCTCAAGCGGCTATCATCCCAGCCGCCGTTAATCATGCGTAACCGCATCGGCAAGGCCGCACCGGGCGCTCGTACAAAATGGCTGAAATGGATTTTCTGCTGACCGCCGTTTACCAGGTAGTAATCCGGCTGCATAAAGTTCTCAGCCAGTGGGTTAGAAACGTTGTATTGCCGCCCATTAATCAACATGCGATCCAGCACCAACAAACGCTTAAGTGAGCCTTTCTTGATATTCTTTAATTCCAATTCATGAGACAGGTCTTGATCGGTCAGCATCAATACACCCGCCCCGCCATACAATCCGGCCCATTTAAAGGATTCTTGGGTGACTCCCTGAATATTGAAATGGTTCTCAGCATTACGCAGCGCAGTGGCATCATCCGAAGGGAATGATCGCCATTCACGGGTGGCATCATCAACCGGAATATCAATAATCGAACGGGCGATCCAGTTTTCGGTATAAGCTGCCTCCAACTCGGCAAAATCTTGCATCGCGCCATACACAAAGCGGCTATACATACGCCGGTCACGGTCGGTACCCATACCCGTCATTACATTCGACAAACCATCAGCAGTCAGGCGAATGCGGGGTTTACCGCCAAAATCCAGTGTTTCACTCATCGTTAAACCCACTTGTCATAACTGATGCTGCCACCAGCAATTAATTCGATTTCTATCGAATCCATAATTGTGTCGAGAATGTCGTCGTTTTTATGGCTGTCATCCGCTGAGAAATCAGCGCATTCCGTCAGTGCAGGCAGCACCCAATCAGTCGATGCAGCCACCGCGCCATCCCAGTAATAAACCTGCGGAATTTTTTGACCGTCGTCAGTCATCAGTGCCGGAAGATAGACACAGCCGGTTTTCATTTGCGGAATGGTATTCAGGCAGCGGATCAGCTTGTTTTGGCCCGAACCGCGGGGAATAGTTAAAATGGGAATACTTTTACGTTTGACTAGTGTGGTAATCAGACCTTGCCCAGCTTGCTTATCCTCGATGCCCATATGACGTAATGGCACGGGGCGTTTCGGATTATACGGCCGCCATTTCTCCCATAAGTCTTGGGCGGTGGTCAGTAAGTCCTCCGGGTCCCAGCGGCCACGCACACTGTCAATAATGTAGAGATTGCCATCAACCCCCATCCCCACCAGGGTAAAGACGGTGTAATCGTTGTAATCTTCAATTTTGCCGGAGTTGGTATCGACATAAACGGCGCGGTGAGTCAGCGGGGGTAAGTGGGTGTAGCGTTTAAACCAGTCGGTATCAATTAACCCGCCAGTCAATGCCCGTGGGCGCTGCATATATTGCGACATGAAAGTGTATTCGTCGCTTTCCCACAACCGCAGCAAATCACCGACATATTCGTTTACCGGCCAGTAAGACCAATAACGCACCCCGCCGACCACCACACTTTCACTATTTTTTACCGAGAACCAGCATTGCGAGCGCCACGGCTCCGGCAACGCATCAATGTATTCTTCACTGACCAGCGCCGGAATGGTGATGTGGTGAAAATCCACTCCCATCTTGCCGGACAGCATAAATCCGGTAGCGTCATCGGTATGAAGTCGCTGCTGGATAGAAACAAACGGGGTTGGATGCTCTTTGCTCTTATCACCGCGCCGTGAGCGGATGGTGTTCACTAAGATACGGTTCGCACTGGCCCGTTTGGTGGCCGAAAACATATCTTCGGGTTTGTTGTAATCATCCAACCCAACAAAACCGGAAAAATCAGGGCCGGGGAAACCCGCACGACCACCGGTTAATTGCCCACCGCTGGAGCGTGAAACCGTCTGCCCCACCATCCGGCCCCGACTATTAACGATTTCCCACTCTTCCGCCTGATTAATACCAAAGCGACAAGGCCACAGTGATTGATACTCAGGACTGGCAATAATATCGCGGGTGCGGCGGCTATTGCGTTTTACCAATGTGTCAGCAAACGACACATTGAGATTACGAAAGCGCCGTAACTGACCAGTCTGCACCAACATATTGATATAGGCCGGCAGATGAACTGAAATAAACTCGGTTTTAGTGCCACCTGGCGGCACGTTCACAATCAGGTTGCGCGGTTGCAGTCGGTTATTGACCAAATCATCCAGCTTTGCGGCCATCATTTTATGATGCCAGTTCACCAGTAACCGGTCACTTTGCAGCAGCTCAAACCAAATGCGGGTAAAATTGAGAAATGATTTTTCCGATCGGGATTTCAGGGCGACACGCGACGGGAAATCCAGATTTTCCCATTCGAGAATATCGCTCATAGCACAGTCCTACTTTTGAATATTTGATGAGGTGCTTCTATCTGACCTAACTGCGGATTTTATTCAAAAGTTCACCAGTGACAGGTATTTCGCTGTATATTGATATCTATTTTTTAATATCCATGTTCAATTTAGGTCTACTAAAACTTAGATTTTATTTACTTCATTAAAATGGAGCATTAGTTCATGCCTACAACACACAAAAACTTGATTGCAGAAAATGTTACATCTTACCTAGAAAAAATCTTTAGCCTCACAAAAGAATCCGAAGTGCGATGTTATCGAGGCCAATCTGATGCAAAGTGGAAACTAAAGCCATCCGTAATGCGTGATATGAAACCTGATGCTGAAAACAAAATATTTAGTGAGTTAATGCTTGAAGCTCCAAATGAATTCGGTACTGATAAATCTATGTTCGACAAACTGGTAAGGGCGCAGCACTATGCTCTTCCTACTCGTTTACTTGATGTTTCACTTAACCCACTTGTAGGTTTGTATTTTGCTTGTAACGAAAAAGAATTTCACGACAAAGACGCGGTAGTACAAGTATTTGATTTTTCCAGCATACGTGTTAAGTATGCTGATAGTGATACAATCAGCTTAATTTGTAACTTAGCTCGACTTTCAGATAAAGAGCGTGAAGAAATAACACAAAAGTACAAAAACACAGAAAAATGGAATGTTACAACAAAGGACTCTTTTCGAAGTATTCCTGCAATGATGAGATTGACACAATTTGTCCGAGTTGAAAAACCATATTTTCTAGATGGTGCTGAACCAAGAGATCTTTTTAAATATTTCTTCGTTTATCCTGCAAAAAATAATCGTCGAGTAATTGCTCAATCAGGGGCTTTTATCACTTCAGGACTTTTAATGTATACCGCCCCTGATCAATCAGCCGGATTCACAATAGAAAAAATCACAATTCCCGCTTCCGCAAAGGCACTGATTATCAAACAACTGGACACACTCAATATTAACTCTAGAACAATGTTTCCTGAGGTTGAATTTGCATCAAGATATATTAAAGAGAACTGGAAAAAAATCAAAGTCACTTCAAAAAAATAACACACTCACACAAAATATATTATTTTAATTTGAAACATGCTTAAAATTAAAAGTGTCACTTTTGACACTTTTAATACATAGCATTTAACTACTTTATCAATAAGATGCTGCTCTAGCTTCTCTAACATTTTGTTCTGCTGGTGTCTGATTTTCTTGCTTCCGTTCGGTGTTCAAATACATAGTATCTGTTGCACCCTTCTCCATATTCCAAGCGCAGGCTTTATCATCGTCCAATTTTCGGAATTTAAGTTCTTTGGAAGCAATTGATAATTTAGACACGTTAATACGCCGTTCATCTGGGAAAGGGCTATGTTCCGACATTTTATGTGCCCAGCCTGCATCTTTTAGAACAGCATCGCGGCCCAATGCTTCGCCAAACGCTTCAGTAGTTTGTTGGGCGCAACTACTTAGAGCCAATAGGCGTGATCTTCTAACTGCATTGACTATGCATCCCTTCTAGTTTTTAGCACTTAGTCCAACCCCGGCAATTTACCCTCCAACATCTGCTGGGCTTTCGAATAATCTTCTGGCGTGTAATTCACCTGGTTAATGGCACCACCATCAGGCCCGCTGATTTCAGTTTTATTTTTCAGCATACCCAAATGCTGCCCAACCATTTTTAGCGCATCGTCCTGATTACGGGTAATGACCTCTAAACCAAACTTGCCTTGTTTAACCCCGGCATAAAGGCGGCGTGCCGAAACTGATAAATCCCGCGAATCATGAAAATGCGCCCTGCCTTGCCCCTCACCATTACAACGTGGGCAATCTGGATTGGGATCAAGCGTACTGTCAAAACCGTAACCGCCATCATCCAATGGTGCAGGTTTTCCGTTATTGGTTCTTTTCTCTGACTCTTCCTGATATTCCTGTTCATTAATCCACTGGTATTTATTTTCAATCCCCCAGCAGTGACGGCAACATAAACGGCGAAACTCCGATATTTCGTTGGCGTTGGCCGTAGCAATATCCCACCACCAATTTAAAACGGCATCCTGCGTGATATGCGTCCGTTTTTCTCTGGCTTCCAAAGCATCGCGGATGGCCTTGTTTACCGATACATGGCGATACAACCGACGGGCAGCGGCAGCACCGGTTAATCCCTCACATTTATATCCGGCCCGTTTATATGCCGCCGTCTTGTCCAAATCAATTAAATACTCACTGACGAATTTTGCCTGCATATCGTTAAGCCCGTATCTACTGGCGATAGAGCGACTTTCTTCAATTTGATTTTCAATTTCAGGCAATTCGATATTTTCAATTTTCGAAATTGATTTTTTATCTTTGGTTCGCAGGTTCGCACCGGAATTATGCGAACCTGTTTTGCGAACCTTTTCGGGCTTAGGCCATTCACCAGCTTTAGCCCTCTTCCGTATTGCAGTATCACTGACACCGTACTTTTCAGCTAATGCGCGAATTGAAAGTTGTCCGGCACAGTATTCGCGCTTTATCGCCTCCCAATCCGGCTTTTTCATTTTTTACTCACACAATTGGTGTTGAACCATTCCCAGTATATTGTGTTAACTCTCACATCAAAGAACTGGGAGGTTCAACATGTCAGGTTATTCAAACTTATGGTACAGCATAAAAAATCATATCAACGAAGTTCGTGGTATCAAAAACGTTGGCTACGCAGATGCAAATGACAGCCTAAAAGTCGATAACAGAACAATGCAGATATTTATATTGGATGTTTTCTTACATGAGCACCGTAAAAAATACGGTTCGGGTGTATTCCCTTTACAAGGTAAGAATGCCCTGCACCACAAAATCCTGATGAAATACAAATGGCCACTGTCCGTTATACGGGAAATGAGCCTAAATGATTCCCTTTTTGTTCTTCAGGACGAGCTGATTCTTGCGAACCTACCAGAAGATGCTCAGAAGTATTTGTCGCATCAGGAAGGGACAGTTCAGATTGCTTTTGATGACTTACAGGAACATGAGTGGAAGCCGACGATTGCCGAAATATTCCTGCAAGTGCAAGAACGCTAACCTCGGGATGCTTATCACTCAATTCGGCAAGCCTTTCGTTCAGAGATGCTTGCTGATTCTCATTTGAAATAAGGTACCCGAGTTCCAATAGTTTCTGAGCTAACCAATTGCTCAACTCTCGATTATTCAGACTTCCGGCATAAATATAGGGCTGATCGTTCATATCATTTTCCTTATAGATGAAATGACAGTAGGTAACTATTGTTGAGGTTTTAAATGCTCCAGCAAGAAAATCATGGCTCGCGTGTCGCCTTTCTTGGCTTTGATAAACAGAGAATTGGATATATCCGCTATCCCTTTGGCTTTTCCCCGGCGAACTGCCAGCCGGTAAAGTGAGATTGCTGATTTATCTTTCCTTAAATTATCAATGTCGATTTCCAGTGTGTCGGCTATCTGCTGTTCCGTTAATCCACGCCCTGCCAATGCCTCCACCTTATCTAGCGTCGGCTTATCCATCGTCAGGCCCTCTTGGGATAGGGTTTATGACGTGAAATCAGGATTTTTTTCATTTTCTTGTCGAGGGGCATCAGGTATTTATGCTTTCCTGATGTTTTAAACTCTTGAGCATTGGGGTCTAAATGCTGGCGAATTGATTCAAGGTTTTGCTTTACCCCCTTGGCAGAAACACTGCGCGGGTGGGTTTTCTTACCCTTGATAATGAATGCACCCACAGTTCCGGCCCCAAATAACCCCTCATATATCCAATTGGTGGCCTGATAAATTCCGCCATGATGATTTTGGTCTTTATCTGCATAGGAGACGATTAACCGCAGACCCGGACAGACATCAGCAAGAAATTTAATCGCTTTAGCCAATATCTGACTAACTGGCGATATGTGCTGACGTAATGCCACACGGGTAAGTTCGCAAACTTGATCCTGCTGCAAACTGTAAGGCTGCCCAATATGGTTATTAGCGCCGCGGCTAAAAATAACGACACCAATAAATTTTCCATCTTCCCATGCACCCACTTTTACCAATTTTCCCACTGGTACCGCTTTGGCATAATGCCAGTTTAGGCAGGCAAAGCTGGCAGCCTGATGAGTCGCCCAATCCACCGTGAGTGTTGTCATAGAACACCCCCACAGTGTGGGCAGAGCTTGGCATCCAGGTGATCGAGCTTTCCCTGATCATCTTCGTTACCAGGCAGAAAATCGAGATTCAACATTTGATCGATTTCATCAGACGAAAATCCAGTGAGAGACAAATCAAAATTTTCTGCCAATAAATCATTTAATTCCAAAGTTAAGAGATCCTGATCCCACCCGGCATTAAGTGGCAACTTATTGTCAGCAAGGCGATAGGCTTTTTTCTCAGACTCCGTTAACCCAGATAATGTGATGGTAGGAACTTGTTCAATACCCAACTGTTCCGCTGCCAATAAACGACCATGACCCGCGATTACCTCACCCCGTTCATCAATAAGAATTGGGTTTGTCCAACCGAACTGTTTAATACTCGCTGCAACTTCATCTACCTGCTCTGCTGAGTGGGTTCTGGCATTTTTTGCGTAAACAATCAACGAACTGAGTGATTTATAGGCTATCTCTAATTTATTCTGATTTTTTACTATGGTCATTTTGCATGTTCCAACTATTATGACCCTGCTCTCGAGAGCAAGTGGGCCTTGGTTCGTACTCATGACCTTACCTGTGGGTATGAATGGCCGTTAGTAGCTCCAACTACTCGCGGTCGCCCACCTTCCTAAATAAAAAAACCACCAGCAAATAACGGTTAAGGTAACCAGGCAGGATATGCAGGTAGCTTTGCTTGCGCATTTCACAACAGCCTCGTAAAACTGCTGTGAAATAAACATGATTATTGATATTAAAAGTTTTTTAACAATAAGTTAAGGTTGAGCTTTGTTAACCGAATTTTTACACCATTTCATTAATAATGAGGTTTTTTCATGAACGTAAAGATGCTCAAAGATTTTTTTAAAGGATCTGATTTCGCTGACGGGATAATCGCTGTGTCAGAAACAGATGATAATTTGGGCAGCGTCTTACGAGTACATCTACTAAGCGAAATGTTTTTAGAGGCCTTCATATGTAGCAGCGTTGGTAATAAAGAACTGTTTGATCCGAAACCACTGGATAAAGTCAGATTCAATCTAACCTATTCAAATAAATTAAAATTGGCGCTTAAGCTAGGGCTTCCCACTCCTATTTTTAAAGCAATGGATACATTAAATGATCTTAGAAATGGTTTTGCTCATAATTTAGGGCAGAGTGAAATCAAAGATAGTTACCTTGAAAGTATGATCTCACACATCAATAAAATAGAAGGTACTGGGGATTTGCCTCTTTCAGAACAAGGAGCACAATTCTTCAACAAGGACGGAACTGTCAGGGCAAGATACTCTCTTGAATCCGATGAAACACCAAATAGAGTGAAGCTTTTGATCCTTTATGCTGCATTAGTACGAAGAGCATATACAACTTTTACAAAAGCTTAGTTACCAGAATATGTTAGCCCGTCAATACATACGGCCTAAATTAATTATGTTATTTCTTTTCGTTACGTTGCCGCCAATTAATCACTTCATCGAGCCGCCCCTTACAGATCCGCAGCTCACGTTTCAACACCAGCGCATATAACCCACTATCGCTCCAAGTGGTACCGACGAATTCCGGTACCTCACATTCCGTGAGTGCTGATTCAGGTGGTAGCAATACAGGGCAATTTGTTGCTGGGCGTGGTACCGACTTACTCGCGCAAGATGTTAATGCTAGCGTCAGGCATGCGCTGAATAGCACATTTATCATCTGACGCTGCCGCCAGAAACCGCTTGAGCCTTTCGTCACTTTCATTGCGTAGTTTCCTTTCGTTCTCTAGCTGACGGGTTGTGGCTGCTCGGTTGGCGGCTTCATTCACTTGGTATGCATCAATGATGTTTCCCAGTGCCGTGTTTGTTGCTTGCTCGGCCACCAGCTCCGCTTCCGTTTTTTCGACCTTATTTGATAGGCGATAACTGTTAAAAAACAGAGCCGACACAACCACCACCAACACAGCAATAACTATCCCAATGGCCTTATTCATCCAGCCCCCAGCATGTCAGCTCGCTTTCTTGCGCGCGGCGTTCTATCTGGCCGTAGCAATTATTAGAGCGAATATGGCAATCCTTGCCACCGTCATATACCCAGCGTTTGATTTCAGCGCATGCGCCTTTGCGGTCGCCAGCATTAAGTTTGCGGTAAAAGGTGGAGGTAAAACATTTACTCGGGCCGATGTTATAGGGGCAAAACGAAGCGATACCGGCCATCTGTGGTTCAGTCAGCGGTACCCGGACATTTTTCTTCACCCAGTTGATAGCCTTGTCAGCCTCCAGCTTATTCACCTCAGCGCATTTCTCCGCTGACAGCTTCATGCCTTTCACTACCGGCTTACCATCAACTACTGTGGCACCACGGCAAATAGTCCAAATCCCCTTTCCATCTGGATAAGCTACAAGCCGGTTACCCTCTTTCTCATTCAAAAGCTGATCAAGAATTATGGTTGCCGGTGCTGCAACCATAATCAGAGCCAGGACAGCTGCGCTTAATTTGCTTTTGGTCGAGGCCATCACTCACCATCCGGTTTATAGCCGTGGCGGCGATCCCAAATTTTCACACCTGCATTAAGCAAGAATGTCAGGGCCATAAAAAACAAAGAGCCAAGTACACCGATAACTGTCCACTCATCAGGTGTGAATCCAGCAATTAGCTCTTTAACCCAAAAAATGAAACTACCACCCGACACGGTATAGGAGACCGCTGTTGTTATATTGCTCATTTTCATAGTCTCCCCCTCCCTGATGGGTTGGGTGTTTTTAAAAATAAAAAGGCCACGCAAAATAGCGCAGCCCCACAATTATTGGCTTGTCATTTTTCTATATCTGTTGTTGATGTTAATATCCCATTTCTCATATTTAAAAAAGGAATACATCATGCGTAACACTGTAATTAATGCTCTTGAATGTTGGGCATCTAGACCGACGTGGTTCAGTTCTCATCCAAGTGACGCTATCGAGTTAAGAAAAGCAATTTCAAACCTAAAGAAAATATCCCCACCGCCAACTATCAGCGAGCTAATTGAAGCTATCACCCATCATGTTGAAGATGCACCAACCATGCCTGGCACACCGAAAAACATCGACACCGCAGTTAATGAGTTCGCACATAAAATTGTTTCAAAGTTATAGAAATCAATTTTAGTCAAATTGATTCCATATATATAAATAAAGGAAGGTGATTAATGAAAATAGAAGGACTCTCTGCTCTGTATCAGAATATGCGCACTCAGAGCATCAAACGTACTACCTTCCAATACCGTCACAATAATGTGTATTTTGATGTAATGTTTATTATAGATAGCAAACCATTCAAACTTCTTTTTGGCGCTATTGGTCATGATTGTGGGTTCTATGTAAACGTCAACCCGGGTTTTGACATCTCACCAATGATCCAGCCAAGTTCAGCATATTATGATTTATGTAAAGCTTTAGGACTAACCAAAGATTCCAGCAATCCTTTTAGCACTAAAAAATTTTTCGAGCATTTTGCGGCAAAAATACCGACAAGCTGCAGTAAGGAAAACATATCACCAATTCCTTCATCTATTACTCCAAATATTGATTCCGTAGATAAGACATTTTTTAGTCACTGGAAAAATAACAGTGAGAAAAGTGGTAATGTTACAGATCAAAATCTTGCAAAAACACTTAAAGCATTTGGTTCAATCATTAAGGACTTCTGCAAAGAGATGAATATCAGTAGCTGTTGGTCTGTTATTGATAAAAATAAGAAAACCCGCGAGTAGCGGGTTAATTATAATTATGACAACATATCTAATTAACGTTAAATATGCGCCTTTTTGTTCGGTTTTGCAATATCTAGTCGCTAACTTCGTCAATAATAGGATCTGGACGACGATTTAAGACCAGTTGTAGCGCTTCTGCATCCAGTTCCTCAAAAGCCTGTTTCAGTCGTGCCCAATGCGGCGCATATACCTCACACCACGTTGAACGAGAAATACTCATAAGAGTGGCTAGCGCACTACCCGCATATTCTTTGTAAGTCTCATTGTTATTTTTTGCAGCAACGTCTTGTGCGGCAAGCCAAACGAGCGAAACAAGCCGTTTCTTTACCTTGGTTTGTACCGGATTATCAGATAGGTGCTTCTGGTATATCTCCCAAATATGTTTGCAAAATAACACTTGGTACTCAAATTTTAAATTAAAGCCATAGCAGTAATTCAGCCACGCATTTTGAAATTCATTAAGAGTGTTCACCGCTCGCCGCCATGAACACAAAGAAAACTCAAATTCATTCATTGGTGGCATTGGACGTTTACGGCTCCGAGTTTCAAGAGCATAAGTGGGTGTCGTTAGCATGCAAACCTCCCGCCCCCCTTCGAGCTGAACTTTATGGATTTTCAAGCGAGGGTAATGTTCTTTATCCGCAGGTGGATTTTCACTAAAAGCCTCAAGCTGGCCTTTGGTTCCGCCAGATATATCCACCAGCGCCTTGGTTAATTCCGTGCGCGCATATTCAAGTTGCTGTGCGTTCATAAAATGAACCCCTCTTTCTTCCAAATAGCTTGTGTCCGAAAAACACCTTCAGCATGCAAGAGCCGTAACTCATCGCGGGTGTAATCTGTTTTTATTCTTCCATCAATTGCATCATGGCAGTTGCTACACCCTATTGCGGCCTGCAAATCATCTGGCTTTAAACCTGTGCCACAGGTGCCAGACATGCGGTAATGTGCCAATACGCTGGTTTCAGAGTTGCCATTGCATATGCCGGGGATGCTTATCTGACACTCACGCCCCCTTGCCTCTTTGCGTAAATTAGCCATAAATCCCCCTACGCATAACTTAATAGCTGGCTGGCGGCGTTTTCTGCGGCGGCTGGCGTACTAAAGGTTTTGTTCAGGATGAATTGCCAAAGCACATCGAGAGTGGCTTTGTAGAGTTCGGAGAATTCAGTATCGTCCATCGAGGCAAAAGAGATCGATTTAGGCTCTTTAAATTGCGAGCCATCCGGCATTTGAATAATGGCGTAATAACCGGCTTGAATGGTTGCCCAGCGGCGAAAAGCATCAAAGGATTTAAGCAGTGTTACGCGGTCGGCCCGCTGTTCTGCCAGGGTATCGAGGTACTGACGGGCTAATTCTTCCAGCGTATCGCTATGCCCGGCATATTCTGCCAAATAGTTTACATAACCGCGCACCAGTTTCTTTTCTTCAGGCGATATGGTGCCACCGGAGGGTGTCCAGTAATCAAAACCCAGATTCAATAAAGAGAAGTATTTACGGTGAAACTTTGGATTGCGGACTTGCTTAAAATCAGCAGTGAGAATAGCCCCCAGCTTAACTTTATAATGCAGAAAATCCCTAACATCGGGCGTGGCCGGTGTCAGTGTCTCATTGCCAGATTTGATAAATGAAAGTTGTGCCATCTTGCCCCCAAGGGTGATGACACAACAACAACTTAGGTCGTCAGTTGTTCAGGCTGACATGGCTATTATACCGTTAAATATCAGGGATTGTAATGATATACCCCGCTCTTTCTGCCATCTCGATAAAGGCTGGCAGCGTTGCTATAAATTGATCCGGTCTTAATTGTGCAATACTTATTATGTTACCTTTTTCACAATGAATTACAGTTCGGCCATCCGTTGGTAAATGTTGAATCAAGTTTTCTATAGTAATCATTAAGCTAATACCTTTATGATCTCAATAACCCCATACAGGGGACCTGGTTCAACCGATTTCATGTGAATGTCAGTTAAGTAAAGTTTCATATTCTAAATAGCGGATATAACCACATAAAAAGTATGAATATCAGCAATTTCTTGTTGATTATGCCGCCATCCTCCAGATACACAGCTCTGGCATATTGGCCCTTACCAATGCCTCGGCAAAGGGTGGCGGCACTGCATTGCCACATCTTGCCACCTGTTCAGATTTGGGCCAGAGGGTGCCATCAATATCGCGGTCAATAATGTAATCCGGTGGGAACCCGCTGGCATTGTAGAGTTCACGGGCAATCAACATGCGCATACAAATATCAACGATGATGTATTCGCCCACCGATAGATATTGTGGTCGTGGTGCGGGGAATAAAGGCCAGTCGTCCGGTGAATCGCTGAAATGATCCACCAGCCGCGCACAGTTCCAGGCGTTATAGCGTTGCTCGTCGGTCAGAGGTTCAACATCAAAATTGTTTTCCACCAAGCCAAAGCGCTCTTTGGTCGTCACCGCGTGTATTGGTTCTGAGAGATCTACTGAGCCACCGGTACCGTAATACTTGGTCAGAAAGGCGTTTATTATCCCGACATGATTACCGCCGGCGGTTAAGGTCGGTACCGGTTCAGTGATCGGTTTACCATCGCGGCATGTGCCGCGCAATTGCACCAGGTGAGATGTACAAAGCGCGTGGTGATCAACTGTGGTGATGGTGTGCAATGGCTGGTTAATATTGATGCCTGCACCGGTATAATTGCCGCCATAATGCTTGGCAAGATGAGCGCAGGTTAACTGGCTTTTACCGCCCCCACCCGCCGTCACGGTACCCAAAGGCGTATTGATATCATTTGCCGTACTGTTACCGAACTGACGCACAACTACCGGCGCAGCGATTGCGAAACCGTGAGTTCTGGTGATGGTCTGTAACGGATCACGTAATGACTGCCCACGGAAGCAATCATATTTGGATTTGGTGCTGGTGTGGTTGCACTTCACCGCATACGGCTCTAGCAACAAATGCTCGGCCTTGCTGGTGATGGTGGTTAGCGGTTGGTCTAGCGGATACTGCAGGCGGTCGCTACCGAAACCGGTTTGGCCCAACCGCACAATAAACGGATCAGGGTTATCAATAACAAAGCGTTGCAGCCCTTTGACGATGCGCCGCAAGGTATTATCAGCCAAATCTTTCTTGCGACCGAAAATAGAGCGTGTTGGCTGGCTCCAATCGATACACTCCGCCGCCGTTCGCCAGGGTTGCAGCATGCCAGAAAGTACACTCGCTGAGTTTGGCTCGCCGTGGCTTGGCTCTGGCCATACAACCGGCTCACCGTCACAACGCCCAACCACAAACAACCGCTTCCTGATGGTAGGTGTGCCGTAATCACAGGCTTTTAGCTCCCGATGATCCACGTTATAACCCAGCCCTGAAACCAACTTTGCCGCCTCAGGGCCATTGATATCTATCTTCAAAAACTCACACACTTCGGTCAGCGCTGGATGATTGCCATCAATACCGGTACCCAGCATGTCAATAAATGCCTTGAACGTTTCCCCTTTACGGGCTGGATCTGGTCGGTGATTACCCTGGCTATCCGTCAATAATGGCCCCCAGCCACGAAACTCTTCGACGTTCTCGAGCATCAGAAAACGTGGGCGCACTGCCAACGCCCAACGCAACACCACCCAGGCTAAACCACGAATTTCTTTCTTAACCGGCGTGCCGCCCTTGGCTTTGGAGAAGTGGCGGCAATCAGGACTGAACCAACCCAGCAATACCGGCAAACCACCCGTTGAGATAAGCGGATCAACACTGAAAATATCCTCAGGGTAATGCAGTGTTCGCGGGTGATTGATGGCATGCATAGCCATCGCCACTGGGTTATGGTTCATGGCAATATGTGGCTCATAGCCCAATGCTTGCTTAATGCCCTCGCAGCTCCCACCGCCACCAGCGAACCCCACAACCACCAAACCATCCTGCAAATCAGGCCGCGCTACCGTGATTTCTTTACGTCGCGCCCATGCATGAGCCGCTGTTTGGATATGCTGAGGATTATCTCGATTTAAAAACATCTGGTTCATTTGGAGCAAAAGCTGTTGCTGGTGGTCGGGACTCAACGCATGTACCGGTATAACCGATGAGGCACATTGATTTACTTCCGTAGGCCAGATCATTGAGCACCCCCGCCTTTTGTTTTGGCCCTGAGTATCGAATCCGCATAAAAACGCTCACTGACATTGTGCAAGGTAAATTCCGCTACCGGTTTTTCATCGCGGGTAATATCAACATGTGGCGATTTCATCAAGCCAATCATACGCATCTGCAACATGCGCAGCGTAATGCCGTGATCCGGATAGGATTTATCAAGCGCGGCAAGAATGCCGGTATAGGTCAATGTTTTACCCAGCATCACTGCCACCAGCTCACTGGCTTTTAGCCGCAGTGCTGATGATGTGTTAGATTTTTTAGCCGCTTTAGACTTCTCTGATTTCGTTGCTGCCGATGTAGGAATTACCACCTTTTTCGGCTTGACCGGCGGCGTATAAGGCGCTCGGCATCTGGCGCGAGCCGCCATTCCCCAGGCATCAATGATGCAGGATGAATGATCACATTTGTCGTCAATCACTGGCCGATTATCATTGATAAAATTATTACAGTTATTAATTTCCATTGGTCATACCTCGCTTATTTAACGTATCGGTTTCCTGCGGCTAGTTGCTGTGCCGGGGTTAATCCTGATGGTCGGTCAGGTGTTTTCAATTGGCGGCGAATTGGGGGGATTGGTACACCACTGGCGGCGCGTTTTTCCCACTTGGCTAACTCGATACCTGCCTGTGTTTCTAGTCCGGTATCAGTGAGTCTTTTTTCGATTCCAAGGCGCTTAAGGTCTACGCAAATCTGATATAAAACAGGGTGACGCCAGTTGAATTCCTCAGCACAACTGTATTTATAAAATTCATTCCGGTAGCGCTTAAGCTCGGCGAGAACATCCACCACAGTTAAACCCAAATGGCCACCACCATGCTCCGCCACAAGAGAAACAAACTCGGCAAAATCTGGCGGCCAAGAGTTACCAGATTCACAGCGTTTCATGCATGCGGTGCAAACTCGCTGGAGTTGGTCACCGGTCATTGTGCTAATCTGACGTTCCCACAGTTCTGACGGGCGATTGCCATTCTTCGCAGTCCAGCGGTTCGCGTAGATTTTGATCATGAGATCCCATAGGTTCCATGCCTGTGACCCGCTGTTGTTCCCAACTGAGATATTGCTCAGAGTACGGTCGTGGGTCGATCTGGTTGAATCTGAATTCCACATGATTTTCTCCTGTGCTTACTTGCCACTCATCGTCGAAATGCTGCGACGGGCCAAAAAATGTTTTTGCCTGTTTGATAAATTCCGTGCCAGTTTTGCCCGTCGCCTTGACGAACGCCGCATAGCGCCTCACCCCCTCCAACATCGCATCAGTCGTTACGCCGTCTCGCAGTCTGGCATTCCAGGCTTTGAAAGCACCGTGTTTGTCAGGGCTTCCCGGTCGACGGGGATATATCAACCAAGCAGCCTCGAATTCTGGCGAGTACTCATGCCGCTTATTTTTTTCCTCGGCCTCTTGGGGTTCCGGTTCGAGATTCGAAGGCGGATTATTTTCACTCGGTCTTGTGGCGTTTTTTTCGCCATGGGACAATAGGGTTTTATCTTTTAGTTCTTTCTCTTCCTCTAACTCTTCCTCTGGTAACGCTTCTTGATCTGTTTGTGTAACGTTGCCAGCGTTACCTTTAACGTTACGTTTTGATTTCGAATCCCTGAATTCTGTAACGCGTCTACTTGTAACTGCCCGTTTTTTAGAGCCTTTTCCGTTATGGCGTTCAAAATGTGGGAAATACATTTTTGTGCCATCATGTTTTAACCATCCAACGGCAAGCAGTGCGTCAGCGAAGCCCGACATAAAAGTGATACGGTCAATGCCAATTCGGGTAACGCTAACGGCGTTACAATCTGCGTTACCGTCGATGGTCTGCTGATCAGCCCAGACCCAAACACGGATTAACTTCCCGAGTACGGTATCCGGGTCAACATTCAGGATTTCAGCCAGTTGGAAGATCTCCGGTTTATCTGGAGTAATCACTTCGACTTTTATCCAACTTGATGCCATACCTACCCCGATTCAGTGCTGCTCTGTAACGCTGATAAAGTTACATTTGGCGTGACTAGTATTAAAAAGAGCGTTAAATGCTCTCCGTTGCCCTTGCATGGCTTCACGGGTAAATTGCCGTAAAATCACCCGCGCCATATTTGCTGTGATAGGCATATTCCCGTACCGATAACCATTGCGGTAAGTCAGTTTTTTACCCATGTGGCACCCGCCACGGCTTTTTAGCTTTAACAACTTTCGCTACCGGTTTATCCCGCATCCGCTTATAGGGTTTGGCATAGGTCTTAGCCCAAGCCAATGCACTGGCAAATGTAGAGTTCGGCGTATCGGTGTAATGCTTACCGCCTTGAATAGCCGCCGATCTAGCGACTGTCTCGCTAAAACCGGCACGTTGCAGTTCATCTCGTAATTGTTGCTCGACTTGTTCTCTGGAAAATCTGGCCATTGGTCATACCTCGTTATGCAATCAACTGCTGTGTCACCGGAATAAGTGCATGTATCGCCTCAGTTGCTTTAATTAATTTCTGTGACATATCAGAGCAGCCCAACAACACCGCACTCATCGCCAGCGAGAAATCGCGCAATGCTTGTGCCGCCAAATAATTCACTGAATTGGGGTTTTCCAATCTGGCGCGCCGCTCCCCTGGCAATGCCTGAAGAATGGCTGGAGTAAGTGCGGCGATTTTTGCTCTGGCCTTGTCAGTGTCACTATCAACCCATCGGAACAAGCGCTGTTTGTTGTTGTGAGTGGCGTGTTCATCATCAATGGGCGTGAGTGGAAGCTCATCACCACCGAGATCGAAATAAGCCTGTGCCACTTCTGCCGCGACAATTTCTTGTTTGGTTTCTGCTGCCCAACTCCGCAATTCTGCGCAGATGGCATCATGTTTTAATTTCACAGCGACCTCCTTATGAAAGCTGATTTTTAAAAATCAGTCTTTATGCTGCAGGTGCAGTACATTGGTGTTCAGGGGGGAGACCATCTGTTGGGTTTGGATAGTCAGTTGCATTTAATTCATGAGGCGTTACCGCCCATTGAGTTGCTGCTGCGATATTAATGGCCATAATCCCTCTCGGTGCATGACGGCCAACAACAATGTGGCTTACGTATCCCTGTGAGGCATTAATGCTGGTAGCAAATGTTTTTTGGCTAATACTGTTTCTGTTCAAATACTCACTAAGTTTCATGGTGTCCTCCATTCAATTCACTTAAATATTAACTGTGTTATTTTTTTACGTCAATAGCGTAGTTATTTTTTTAATACCAGCTTTAATAATATGATTAGGGTATGAAGAGAAAACTGTCAGAAGAAGACCTGCAGGCTGCAGAAAGGCTCAGAGAGATCTGGAACTATAAGCGCGGGTTGTTAGGTTTGACCCAAGAGAAAGCTGCAGACATCATGGGATACAATACCCAAGGTGCGGTTAGCCATTATTTAAATGGGGTCACACCACTGAATACGGATGCAGTGATTAAGTTCGCTTCTCTTTTAATGGTCAGTCCTGAAGAGATAAGGCCAGAACTAAGCGAACTCTTTAACTATGTCCGAAAAGGGCCTCCGCCACCTTCTGAACATGAAGAGCCTGGCTGGAACCATCTAACAAGCCAACATAAAGAATTAATAAGGCTTTTCAATAAGTTACCTGAGAGTGAAAAAATAAAACTGCTGCAACAACTTGAGATTACAACTGAAAATTACGATAAACTTCTTGAGGAATTGCTCGTTCTAAGGCGTAAAAGCTCTAATTCAGGTCAGTAGTCAATTCCTTACACACTCTCATCAAGCCGGTGTCAAAACCGGCTTTTTTGTATTTGTAGAATATTTTAATAACATTGGTATTGACGAAATAATAATAGCTATAGTATTGTTTATCTCATCAACGGCACAACAGCCGCTTAGGTAAGCAAGTTCTGACAATCTGAAAGCAGATAAAAAGGGATAGACAATGGGAAAGCTATTGGATGACCACAGTAAATATGTTGCACAAGCTAAAGCCAAGGGGGTGAATTTCATCACTCTTCGTTGCCCAATATGCAATAAAGAAATTGAAACACGCAGAGGAATAGATAACGCAGTTTGGGATTCACTGGCGACTTGCCCTTATTGCGAATCGATTTATCTAAAAATTACTGATGGTGGGAAAGCAACTGCCGAGATAATTTAACCCTTAATATTCAGGAAATTTATGGAGCAACTATTATTCGCTTTAGTTGTATCGGTATGCCCTGCTCATGAAATTTGTAGAGATGTTGTCTATGAAGTTTATGACACCCAACAAGAATGTGAAAAAGTCATTTTCGAAAATAGGTTATTCAACGGCAACTGCTACCCAGCCGATGCCATTATTCATCAACAATAATGAGGTATGACCAATGAAATTTAAAGAAATTAAATTATCTATTAAACCACTTCATAATGACGTTGCTCAGTTATCCGCAGAAAATGAAGTAATCGGCTATGCCGTTAAAAATAAAGAGGCTAATTCACCGCTGGCTTCTATTGTTTTGCCTAGTGGTGAAACTTTAGGGGATTATCACTGTATGGGCTGTGCAATTAAAGCCGCCGCTCAACATTATATTGGTATTGGCGAAGATGAAGTCATTGAGGCCAATTTCAGCTTCGGTAATAACAACGTCCGTAACTTATTATTAGCTGCTTTGCTATCAAGTGTTGTTGATGATTTAACCACTCAATCCAGACATTAATAATTGCAGCCAACACCAGTGAAACGGTCGTAAAACTCAGCTTATTAAAGTGGATATATAGACGCCGAAAACGTAACCGGCATTAAAACAGACGTAAAAAAGCCCACACAAGGTGGGCAATCTTACCGGCTTAACGTCCCGGTGACGGCAGAGTCAGCGACCAAACCGACTCTAGCGAGGTATGACCAATGGCTTCCACCACTGGACGCCGAAATTATAGCGAGATCTCTATGCAAAAGACAACACTTAGAATCCTGGCTGATTCTATCGTCATCGCTAATGCTGCTAAATCCCCCGCATTAGTCGAAATTGGAGCGAGTCCAGACGCAATAATGGGCACTGTTTCAGATCTAATAGAATCCGGCATTGTAGATATACGTGATTTAATTTCTCTGGCTTTAGAGCAAATTAAAAAATGTGATTCTACGTCGTTAGATCATGTATTACCCACAGATGAATTAATAGCACTGACCGATTGTTATTATCAGATTAAAAATAATTAGCGAGGAATGACCAATGAGCTTATTTGTATGTGGATTTCTACCCAAAAAATCAGCTATGGCAAATGGTGCTGTAGCCATGGCGATTACTGTTGATGCCAAAAATCAAAAAATGGCAACAATGAAATCCACCATATTATTAGAAGGGGAATTCCCCGGATCAAGTAGTAATTTTTTTGCACCTAAAGTTTGTGCTGATCGTGTGGGTTCTCCTCGCCCTCCGGTACATGATGATGCTGAAGATAATGCCATATTCAGCACTGAATGGATGGAACATAATCAATGGAATGATGAAACTAAAGAATTTGAACCTATCATCATTGATAATACTGACGAAATTGACAATGTTAAAAACATCTTCGATTTACCAATTAACGTAAGAATTGCATATGTTTTATTATATGGCGTAGAGCCTGAAATTGTTGATAGCCATCTATTATCTAATGCATACGATTTAATTAATGATGATGAATCAGAGCCGTTATATCGTGCAGTTATTGATGGCTTGCCACGCTTACCACAAGTTAAGTACATGTATATCACTACATTGGCACAACTCATTGATGATATTCAGGCCCACACTCCGGTATTTAAATCATGGCCGGACGTTAACAAGTTTGCTGAAAAGTGGATCAACTCTCGTCCGGATGAGCGGGAACACCCTGGCAGTCAAGCTAATGAACAAGCCAATTCATCGCCTACGCCAGCGGGTCATCGTGAACGCGATTATAAGCATGATTACGCCTCTCTCGATCTTGAAGTCGCCTGCGCCCTGTTCCCCGGTGATTATGATGTTTGGGAAGTGCCATCATCCATTTATCGTGGCGCTAAAGAAAAGATAGAAAAAGGTGATGAAGCATGGAAACGCTGGTCAATGGCTTTACGGATTGTTCCAACCATTTTATCTGTCTCCCGTGATGATCTGTTTGCAATGATCCGCGGTGCTGAATTGGATATTTATAACGACCCAGTAAAATTGAAAGCCTATATCAATGAATGCCTCCCATTGTCATCAAGCAAAAATGGTGACGTAAAGATAGAGAAAGTTGGTGAGGGGAAATTTAGTATTGATGGCTTGACTGGCGCAGCCAACGATTCACCGGCGAATACCAGCACAATCGAAAAACCAAAAACTGATACAAAAGTGCCAAAAGGTGCAACAGAACAGCCAAATCATGCACCAAACATTGCCAGTAGCACCATTAATAACGAAACAGCGACCATTAACGCCGAGACCCATACCAATGAGCAGCTAGAGCCTGAATCACCGCATCCTACCGCAGATGAGTTCCAACAACGGGCATCACAGATCGATCAGGATATCTCTAAGTTACCAAAAGAGTCTCAGGATAATTTAAGTATCTGGAAATCAGTACAGCGCACCGATCCCGCGCGTACCAAGCGCAAAGACACGACCAAAAATGGCAAAGTCATTCGCTCTGTGACCAGCATCAATCCTACCTATCAGACAATGAGAGCCACGGAAATCTTTGGCCCCTTTGGTAGCGGCTGGGGCGTGGATATTATCAGTGAGGAATTTATACCCGGCATCCCATTTATGGAGTCAGTTCTGGATAGCAACAATCGAGAGATCGGGCGTAAACCCATGCGTGATGGGGATGGCACCATTCTACGGACATCCAACCACACTATGCGGATTGAATTGTGGTACCAACACGCAGGAGGTCGGGGCCGCTTCCCTGCTTTTGGTCATACCAAGCATATTTATCAGAGTACCAACGGTTTCATTTGTGACGATGAAGTCAGCAAAAAAAGTCTAACGGACGCCACGACCAAAGCATTAGCACAGCTTGGTTTCAGCGCTGATGTGTTTATGGGGCTGTTTGATGATGCTGAATACGCCGCCGACAATAATATTGAGTTCGGTATTAAAAATGCCAGCACTAAAGCTGATGATGTGGTTCGTCTACGTAAAGAATTAGACGACAAATTCAAAGCCAATACCGAGACGATGAAAACAGCAGTCACGGCGAATGAAGTGACAAAAATCAGCACCTCACTAACACGCACCATCGAGGTTCATCTCAAGAATGCCGAATCATCCCATGATGATGAACACGTCAAATATCTGACCGGCCGTCTAACCCGTTTGAATCAAATCAAAGATGAGTGCCTGGCAAAATTTGTCACTGAGGGAGAAAAAGCATGAGCACAACCGCCATATCATTAGCCACTGATTACCGAAAATTGCAGGAAATGGCCGATAGCGGTGATGAACTCACCCCCGAAATGGTCGCTGACACACTCTCTGGCATTGAGGGCATGCTGGAAGATAAGTTCGATGCCTTGATGACATTGGTTCGTAACACGCTGGGTCAGGCAGAGATATGCGCCAACGAAGCCAAACGGATGAGTGCACGCAAGAAAAGTTTTGATAATCAGGCTGAAATCTACCGTAAATATATATTGGAATGCATGATTCAGGCCGGTAAAGACTCGATCAAAACGGCATCCAATACCTTCACTGCCCGAAAAGGGACAAAAAAACTCGTTATCACCGATGTAAATTTGTTGCCTGATGAATATGTCGACTCAGTTTCTCAGGTGCAAATTATCACCACCCCAAAAGCCGATGAAATCAAAGCTGCCTTAAATGAGGGGCTATTGATAGCCGGTGCCAAGTTTGAAACTGGTGAACGTTCGTTAGCCGTCCGCTAACTGATTTTTAAAAATCAAAACCGAACCGGTCAGCACGTTACTATGCTGGCCGGTCATATCGAGGTATGACCAATGGCTAAATTACTGACATTAGAAGAATGGTGTGATGAAACTTATAAGACTGACAAGCCAACGATTCAAACACTCCAACGCTGGGCCAGAAACGGTAACTTTTACCCTGCAGCAGAAAAACACGGTAGACAATATAGGGTAAAACCTAATGCTATTTATATCGATCCGAAGGATTTCAATCTCGGTAAAAAAATCAAAGATGCCAAAAGCGCGGCCCCTGCGCGGAATGCGTTTATGGAGAAAGTGATCAATGACTCGGCGGAAAAAGTACGATGCGAACTTACCGCGCAATCTCACCTATCGCCATCGCTATAAATCATACTATTGGCGCAATCCATTAACAGGGAAAGAAATTCCGTTAGGCCAAATTTCCCGCAGAGAAGCCGTTTCACAATCTATCGAAGCCAATAATTATGTTGAGCAAAACTACTCTCCTGTATTGCTGCTGGAGAAATTGAAAGGCACACAAGATTACACATTGACCTCCTGGCTTGAACGTTACGATGTCATATACAAGCGCAGAGAATTGGCAGTGAACACTTACAAAGTTCGCAAGGGACAAATAGCCATGATCAGCGAAAAGATGGGCAATATGGTTCTGGCTAAAGTCACTACTCGTCACGTTGCCGAATTTCTTGAGTTTTGGGTGGCACAAGATAAAAAAACGATGGCAGCAACCATGCGATCAGTACTATCGGATATTTTTAGAGAGGCGATTGTTGAGGGACATATAGAAAATAATCCGGTTACGCCGACACGCTCCGCTAAACCAATTGTAAAACGTGAACGCTTGGAGTTGGAGCAGTATGTCACTATTCGTGATGTAGCCAGTGTTCTACCCCCATGGTTTGGGCTATCAATGGATCTGGCACTGGTGACGGGCCAACGGCGTGAGGATTTATCACTGATACGTTTTGACCAGATTGTCGATGGCAGATTACAAATAGACCAAGGTAAAACCGGTGCCAAGATTTCCCTACCCTTAGACCTTGAACTTAAAGCTGTCGGCCTGCGGCTAGGTACAGTAATTGATCGATGCCGATTAGCGAGTAATACAGATTTTATGATAAGTGCAGGCATCAGAAAAAATAGCCCTGACGGATCACTGCACCCAGATAGTCTGACTAAGAAATTTGTGACAGCTAGGAAAATGACAGATTTACGTTTTGATGAGAGTCCGCCAACTTTTCATGAGATCAGAAGTCTAGCCGGACGATTGTATGAAAAGGAAAAAGGTAAGGAATTTGCGATGAAACTGCTGGGACATAAATCAGAGAAAATGACTGATAAATATCTTGACTCAAGAGGGAAAGAATACGCAATGTTATAAATAGCAACATTGAACACTAGCGTAGCTTACTATAGTTGACAGTTTGCCATTTAACTAAGTAACCATGTAACAATTGTAGGTAAAAACCACATTGTAAGCGCAAGCACGATATAAATCGAAACCATCACACCCAAAGAAATAAACAATGTCCTCCTTCTTTTTCTGATAGGAAGGAGGAAACTTTCCTGATTTTCTTCGCGTGACGTATAACGCTGTAAAACTTTCAACCACTTCTCGCTTTCATTTAAAGTTAAAAACGCATCCCTTGAATGAATAATAACTTGAAGAACACAAGACAGTATTAAGTACCCCGAAAGGAATTTAACGAGCAGAGAAAGTTCATGACTTGCTAATAACTGGTCGATATTTTTGTTGTCAAATTTTCCTAAAAACGAATAACCTACAAAAGCTAAAATACCAAGAACATCTCTTGTGATATTGGATACAAGATCACGAACCTTTGATGCGTACATGTCAGCCTGAGAACGCATATCTTTAAGTAATTCACGAATCTCTTTATGGTAAGCGTCTTTACGGTCTAATATAACGAAAGCATAACTATCCTGAGATTGCTGCAACGCTGTACTGATATTTTCAGTGAGTTCTGAGTAAAAATCATTCGTAGAAATAATATCTAAAGACAGACGATCCATCACTAACTGTAATCTAGTTTCAGCTCTTTCTCTATAAACCCAACTTACAGTTTTAATAAGCTCATCATGCAGTTTTAAAATGTCAACCAACGCTTTTTCAGATAGATTTACTGTTAGCTTTTTTGTCCCTTTAAAGCATGCATAATATTGCCCATTCTCTTTTTTTAACTCATAACAAATACTTGCCACAAGATTTCTGATAGCTATCAGAGAAAAAGCTAAAGCAATATCTGTGTCACACGCGCCCCAAGTCAATATAAAGGTTTTTGGCTTAATTTGAAGATATTCATCTGAATTAATATGTACTAATTCAGAAACCTCTGTTGTTTCAGGTAAAGTTGCAATGGTTCTATCCAAACCACGAACAAAATTACCATCAGCAGGAATAATGGAAATGACGTCGCCCCCAGAAGCCTCACTCAGTTTATGAACCCATATAGTAGTATTTGTTTTAAAATCTGGCTCAAGCTGGCTATTCACCTCAGCGAAAGGATCAATTTTATTTACCCAATCTAATGCTCGAGCTTCAGATAAAAAAACCACATTAGCTTCTGAACTGACATTATCCGAACGCTGTGCCAAGAGATCTGCTATAGGTTTTTTACTTACAACAATGCACCATTCACTTTTTGTTGCACGCAAAAACTCCACCATTTCATCAACACCAACAAAATTACTATCAACTTTAAATGTAGGGCATGGCAAACCAAGAGCGGCTGATAATTGTGCAATTTCAGAGCATAAAGTAACCAACCCCTGGTCAATACAATCCCCAGAAACAGTTAAACGATAGCTCTCCTCAAGAACCCTTGAAGAAATTCCACACAATATATCTAATTTGGTTAGCAATACCCCAATCGTCATTCTACTTTACCTTGACTGCAAACTTGTTAGTTTCAATTGTAATCTGTTCTTTACCGTTTGGTAACGTTTTTCGGGTTAATCCTGCTGCTGCTGCATCACCAGCAAAGGTAATTACTACACCCTCAGCTGTTTCATAAATCACTGTTTTGTCTCTCCGGCTAATGGAGGATGGGGTTGGTTTAAATTGTTGCCCAGCGACGCCAATACTCACTAGTTTCTCATGCAATTCGTCGGTTAAGACTTTACGCGCTTTTTTGTCATCATGCCTAATAACAGACTCTAAAAATCTGTCTGTATCGAAGGTTTCGCAAGACTCAAAATAGCTGATAGACCTTCCAATGATAGTGTTTGCATCCTCACCTTCAGGCAGACTTTCTTTAGGTATCAACCTTGCCCAGGCTCGTACTGCTTTATGTGTCTCAATTGTCAAAGTTGAGGGGGTCTGCCTTAATTTTACGCTCAGGAATTTTCTAAAATAGTCAGTGAGATTCGAATCAACGCGGTCGTAGGCGAGTACGTTCCAAGCGAAGGTGCCGGATAGATCAATGAGAGCACTTTTTTGAACTGCTTGTTTACTTTCGCTAAGGGCATTGGGAACTTCATTAATAATTGCTATCTTTTTACCATTTTTTTCTTCGTAACTATAAGTCAGAGTCGCTGTTTTATCTAACTTAACTAGGAATAGTAGTGATTTATATTCATTTGGACTCCTCAGGTATTTGACAACTGAAACAACAAACAGTCCATCTGCAGCTGAACCCGCGTGTAATTTTGCAAAACTCCGAGTAATGTCTTTAGACGTACCAGCGAAGTCTTTCTCTCCCGCGACCAATTTATTACATTTTTCCGATAAGCTATCTACATCATCTTCAAAAACGTACTGCGTACCTTTAGCACACTCTTTCAACCTGTTAAGAAAAAATGCTTCTTGAGCCTCGGCGAGGGTAACTGAATCCAAAAAAATCGTTTTATCACCCTCAGCATCAGCGTTGATGATGTGGAAGATAAAGTCACTTATTTCTAATGATTCAATCTGTCCTTTACTGAGAACTGACTCAATAGACTTGGCCATATTAATAATCCTTATTGAATAAAAAGATAATCTAACAATTATTTTTTATTTTTTCATGTTTCACTTCACTTTTTTGCCAAAAAAATCAAGCAAGTAGGATTCTCAGTAAAACAATACATAAGGATGATTAATGAGCATAAGGATACCAAATAAAAAACAGTGTGTTATTTGTTCGATTTGAAAGGAAAAGACCGAATATCAAAATTCGTGTAATTTTCGTGTATTTTCGTTTTTATCGAAAAATTACCTTTAAAATCAAATGGATAAAAAAAGACCGAATACGATTCCTATATTCGGTCTAGGGAAATGGCTCTTGGGAGAGAGCCGTGCGCTAAAAGTTGGCATTAACGTAGGCTTGTTCAGCCATACTCTTTAAGAGTAGTCGAGGACATGTGTTTCGCCAACTTAGCAACAGAAGTAATTAATAACGGTTGCAAACTAATTTAAATGATACAAATTAGCCTACCAGTTAAGAAAGGTAATTATCTGTTAAATAGAAAATAAAGGCCGTAGCGATGCTCAAGTTGTCGTGCTTACTTTTCGCATAAAGTCATCGCACGCTGTTGGAAAGGTAGCAAACTCATCTTTTGACCAGGGTTCTCGCTATCATCTAATAATAAAATATCTAGCGGTTTCGCAAGGACATGGCCTGCTTTCATTTGTTCAGATGCAACATCATTAAGTGGATATTGCGCTAATGTGCTGGGATTTATCACAAACAAAGCTCCCCCTGAGCGGCATTCCAACATCACCTCTTCTCGGGTAAATGCCCATTGTTTGCCAAATTCAAACTTACTGACAGTCACTATTTTCCCAGCGGCAAAAGCATTCACGGATAACATCAGTAACGATAACGTCAGCACCAAACCTTTCAT